CCTCTTGATAAGATTTGATATTAACAATCATATCATCGAGTGGAGTATTAGAATCCATAGAAGCAATTTTTGTTTCTAATGTTGATAATATACTTTGAGTGTTAATTGCCATTTATTATAATCCTATTTAAACTTGTTGGCCAACTTGGCCGGCCGTGGCGCGCGCTAACGTCAAATTACCAACATCAGTTGCATTACCATCAGACGTAAAGGGAAACTTTTGAATTACATCGTACGTCGATGGGGTATATCCGCCAGCCGTATAACCAGATACAGTGCTTGATGTTCCAGTCGCGCTATAGAAAGTATTAATTAGATCACCAACATCAGAAGCATTACCATCAGTGGCAAAGGAAAATTTATCTATTGTATTTACCACCGGAACCCCACCTGCAGAATATCCAGATACATCACTTGATTGTCCTGCTACACCCCTCCTCGCTTGTGTCAAATCACCCACATCAGTTGCATTTGCGTCAGTGGCAAAAGGAAACTTTGAAATTATATTAATCACAGTTGGAGTATATCCACCCGACGTATATCCAGATACATCACTTGATTGTCCAGCCGGAGCGGCGGCAATGCTAGTCAAATCCCCAACATCAGTCGCATTGCCGTCAGTGGCAAAAGGAAACTTGTCAATTGTATTGCTATTGCCTGTAGCCGGGGGGGCTAACCCACCTGTAGAATATCCAGATACATCACTCGATTGTCCAGCACCATGTCTTCTATCTACTGTTATATCACCCACATCGGTAGAGTTTCCATCAGTAGCAAAGGGGAATTTTTCAATTACATTAGTATTTACGCTACCCGTATACCCAGATGCAGAATATCCAGATACATCACTTGATTGTCCAGCACCACCAAATTTTACAGATATCAAATCACCAACGTCTGTAGCATTACCATCAGACGTAAATGAAAACTTATCTATGTTGTTTTGAACCGGCCAACCTCCACCTGCTGTATAACCGCTTATCGAACCTTGAAACACCCAGCCACCGCCACCGGCATCTGGTCCAGCAGAGTCTATAAGATGAGAAAAATACACATCATTCATACTAAAAATGCCCGGGCCATTATTATAATGTTTATACGACATGATTAATCATCCCCGATTTCATCATACGAAATCAACAGTGAAAGAGCTGATCCTTCCGACGCGCCAGCTCTGATAACAGTACCTTCTTGTAAATATAATGAATTTTCTTTTGACGACACAATTAACGAAGAGTTGTTAGGGACAGTAATGCCATATGAAAGATAGTATGTGCTCGGGCTATCATAAAGACCCAATGTGATAGATGCGGAGTCAGAACCACCGTAATTGGCAGCAACAATACTATTAATCTTTAAAACTTTATCAACAGGACATGTAACAATAGTAGTAGTGGCGTCAGTTGTCAAACTACCAGAACCAGCTGTTTTGCCAATTATACTTGTTACACCAGCTAAATTAGGGGCTGTCATTATTTATTTCTCCTTAACCAAAAATCAGAGACATTGCAAATGCCTTCTGCTTTGCTATTAGTTTTATGTCTGTCCAAGATGAATTTCCATTTCCATTACTCTGTAGAACTTCACCTGGGTTACCATCTGTTCCAACAATATCGCCAATGTCTAATTGCAATATCTTGCTATCAATTATATTTATAGCAGCTGCAGAGTCAAGTCCATCGCCTAAACCACTCCCACCTGCAATTGCTAATACATCGGCAGAGTCGAGAACATTTGGTGTTCCTGTTAATGAGCTATATGCACCATCAAAAGTAATTGCTAATATATCTGCAGAGTCAAGAACATTTGGTGCTCCGGTCAGTGAGCTATATGCGCCATCAAAAGCATCTGTTATGCCATAACCAGCAATAGTAGTTGGCGTACCAGTTAGGCTGGAGTAAGCAAAGTCTTGTGCTGGAGCTAGTGCAAGTACATCTGCAGAATCGAGCACATTGGGTGCACCGGTTAGGCTAGAATAAGCAAAGTCTTGTGCTGTTTGACGTGCTTGAACATATGCTGAATCAATTGCTTCGCCGTTGATAGAAATGCTGTTGGCTTTAATCGATCCGGTGTTGAATGTGGCTAATGACCAATTTGTACCACCTACGTTAACGGTGAGTGAAGGATCTGCAGAGTCTAAACTAGCTTGAACTAAACTTTCGAACAAGTAGTATTCTTGATTGCTCGCATCCCTAATCAAGCCAGTGTGATTCTTTGTCGAACCTCCATCGTCAGAGTAGTGGCCCACAAAACCAATATCGATTGCATCGGTATTTTCATTTGACGTTGCTAGATGAATTATAGGATCTTCAACTGTAAGTGTTGTGGCATCAACAGTTGTTTGAGTACCCGTCACTGTCAAATTATTAACTACTAATGTGTCGAGAGTGGCACTGTCTTTGAATGAGAAGTTACCCGCACCATCAGTGGTAAGAATTGAATTGGCGTTGCCATCTGTGATATTAAGATCAGTCAACACGGATGGGATACTAGGCGCGCCAGTCAAGCTGGAGTATGCAAAGTCTTGTGCTGTCTGATTTGCTTGAATGTATGCAGCATCGATTACATTAGTGACAGTATTGGAATCTAAGAACTTTGTATCATTGTTAAACTCGGACAAGCTAGCATATGTTGTCTGATTGTTTCTGATATAATCTTGATCAATAAAGCTAAGAATACCAGCGGAATCAAACCCAGAGCTGGTAAAGAATGATTTATAATCAGCAATTATTAACTGGTCGCCCGAGTCGGCTGTATCTGTCAAAGTAATAGTGTTATTACCCGACTTTGTATAATCATCGTTATCAAGTAGCAAGATACCATTCAAATATACTTGAACAAGTTGATTGCTGTATGATAATGATAAACCATTAGCATCTATGCCAGTAAAGGTAGTTTGGGCTGAGTCCGCAATAAACTTATAATTTGTTACTGTAGCGCGCCCCACATTGTCCAAAGCTGAATCAATTAGTGAGTTAATTTGCGCAGAGTCAACGGTTTGGTTTGTAAAGAAGGAGGTGAAATCCGATACAATCAATTGATCGCCAGAGGCTGCTCCGGTTATTAAAGTGATTGTATCATTACCCGACTTTGTATAATCATCACTATCAAGTAGCAAAACGCCGTTTAGATATACTTGAACAAATTGATCTGAATATGATAGACCAGTGAAAGCGGTTTGACCAGAGTCTGCAATAAACTTATAATTCTGTACTGAAGCATTACCAGCATACGCTAATGAAACTCTACTTGCAACATAATTACTGTCAATCATTGCTTCAATTGCAGCAGAATCAACTCCACCGGCCGCATTAGCTATAGCTAGTACATCAGCCGAATCAAGTACATTGGGCGTACCGGTCAAGCTAGAGTATGCAAAGTCTTGCGCTGGAGCTAGTGCAAGTACGTCTGCAGAATCGAGCACGTTGGGTGCACCGGTCAAGCTAGAGTATGCAAAGTCTTGCGCTGGAGCTAATGCTAGTACATCAGCCGAATCAAGTACATTAGGCGTACCAGTCAAGCTAGAGTAAGCAAAGTCTTGAGGTGTTTGATTAGCTTGAATGTACGTTGCATCAATTACATTAATAATATCAGCAGAGTCAAGAACATTTGGCGTTCCTGTTAATGAGCTATATGCACCATCAAAAGCATCTGTTATGCCATAACCAGCAATAGTGGTTGGCGTACCGGTCAAGCTAGAGTAAGCAAAGTCCTGCGGTGTTTGTCTAGCTTGAACATATGCACTATCAACCAATGATGTGACTTCAGATGCATCTAGGGAGAGTGAAAGAACATCAGCAGAGTCCAAAATATTTGGTGTGCCGGTTAGGCTAGAATAAGCAAAGTCTTGTGCTGTCTGATTAGCTTGAATGTATGACGCATTAATGATAGAAGTAATACCAGCAGAATCAAAGCCGTTATAAGTGAAGAATGAATTGAAGTCTACAATTGATAATTCATCGCCAGAATCGGCACCACCAACTAACGTAATTGTATCACTACCAGTTTTTGTATAATCAGTAGATTCAGTAAGCAATAAACCATTCAAATAAACTTGTACTAACTGGTTATTGTATGATAATGACAAACCATTAATATCTGTGCCAGTAAATATTGTATCGCCAGAGTCGGCTACAAACTTATAATTTGTTACAGTTGCTCTACCAACACTTCCCAAAGCAGAATCAATCAGCGAATTAATTTGTGCCGAGTCAACGGTTTGGTTTGTAAAGAATGCTTTAAAATCCGATACAATCAATTGATCGCCAGAGGCTGCTCCGGTTATTAAAGTGATTGTATCATTACCAGACTTTGTATAATCGTCGCTATCTAAAAGTAAAACACCATTTAAATATACTTGCACGAATTGGTCAGCATATGACAAACCAGTAAATACTGTTTGAGCGGAGTCTGCTATAAATTTAGTATTTTGAACCTGTGCATTGCCAGCATACGCTAATGAAACTCTACTAGCAACATAGTTGCTGTCGATCATTGCTTCAATTGCAGCAGAATCTACTCCTCCAATTGCCGTAGCAATGGCCAATACATCCCCGGAATCAAGTACATTAGGTGCACCAGTCAAGCTAGAATAAGCGAAATCTTGTGCTGGAGCTAATGCTAGTACATCCCCGGAATCAAGTACATTAGGTGCACCAGTCAAGCTAGAATAAGCGAAATCTTGAGGAGTGACATCTGCAATATTTAACTTAAGAGCTAACGTATTATTAATTGCTGCAATTGCATTTGAATCATCATTTAAAGCAATTGCTAATTCGTTGAGCGTATTGAGTGCTCCAGGTGCACCATCTACAAGAGCGTCTACTGCAGTAGTAATTAAAGTTGATACATTTGCGGAATCAAGTACATTAGGTGCACCAGTCAAGCTAGCGTACGCAAAGTCTTGAGCCGGAACAATTGCCAATACATTTGCAGAATCAAGTATATTAGGGGTACCAGTTAATGATGCGTAAGCAAAGTCTTGTGGTGTTTGTAAAGCCAATACATCTGCAGAATCGAGCACATTAGGGGCACCGGTCAAGCTAGAGTAAGCAAAGTCTTGTGCCGGAGCTAGTGCAAGTACATCAGCGGAGTCGAGCACATTAGGGGCACCGGTCAAGCTAGAGTAAGCAAAGTCTTGTGCCGGAGCTAGTGCAAGTACATCAGCGGAGTCGAGAATATTTGGCGTGCCTGTTAAGCTAGAGTAAGCAAAGTCTTGTGGTGTTTGTAAAGCCAATACATCGGCGGAATCAAAGCCGGAATATGTAAAAAATGAATTAAAGTCTACAATTGATAATTCATCACCAGAATCAGCGGCGCTAATTAATGTAATCGTATCATTGCCAGACTTTGTATAATCAGTGGATTCGGTAAGCAATAAGCCATTTAAATATACTTGAACAAGTTGGCTATTATATGATAATGATAAGCCATTAGCATCTGTGCCAGTAAATGTTATATCACCGGAGTCAGCTATAAACTTATAATTTTTTACGGTGGCGCGCCCAACGGTGCCTAAAGCCGAATCAATTAGTGAGTTAATTTGCGCAGAGTCAACAGTTTGATTTGTAAAGAACGCATTAAAATCCGAGACAATTAATTGATCATCCAAATCAGCTGGCTGTGTCAATGTAATCGTATCATTGCCAGACTTTGTATAATCATCAGAATCAAGTAAAAGAACGCCGTTTAAATAAACTTGTACTAATTGATCGGCATATGATAATCCAGTAAATATGGTTTGATTGGAATCTGCTATAAATTTAGTATTTTGAACCTGCGCATTACCAGCATAGGCCAATGTAACTCTACTTGCAACATAATTGCTATCGATCATTGCTTCGATTGCGGCGGAATCAACTCCTCCGGCCGCATTAGCAATAGTTAATACGTCAGCAGAATCAAGAACATTTGGAGCACCCGTTAAGGATACATATGCAAAGTCTTGTGGTGTTTGGTTAGCTTGTATATACGCCGCATTAATTAATGATAATGTTGAACCAGAATCTACACCAGTGGGAGCAAATGTTGTTGGAACTCCGGTTAAGCTAGAATAGGCAAAGTCTTGTGGTGTTTGATTTGCCTGTATATACGCCGCATTAATTAATGATAATGTTGAACCAGAATCTACACCAGTGGGAGCAAATGTTGTTGGAACTCCGGTTAAGCTAGCATATGAGAAATCTTGAGGTGTTACATCAGCAATATTTAACTTAAGAGCTAATGTATTATTAATTGCTGCAATTGCATTTGAATCATCATTTAAAGCAGTCGCTAATTCATTAAGAGTATCTAATGCCCCGGGTGCACCGTCAATAAGATTATCAATTGAAGTTGTGATAAGTGCTGAAACATTATTAGAGTCAAGTACATTAGGTGCACCGGTTAAGGAACTATATGCAAAGTCTTGCGCTGTCTGATTTGCTTGAATATATGTAGCATCAATTACATTAGTAATATCGGCGGAATCAAGACCAGCGCTAGCAAAAAATGATTTAAAATCAGAAACTATTAGTTGATCGCCAACGCTAGCACCCTGCGTTAATGTAATTGTATTGTTATTAGACTTTGTATAATCGTCGCCATCTAAAAGTAAAACACCATTAAGATATACTTGTACTAATTGATTTGTAAATCCTAATGTAACCGCATTTTCATCAGCACCAGTAAATATGGTTTGATTGGAATCTGCTATAAACTTATAATTTTTTACTTCAGCATTACCGGCATAGGCCAATGTAACTCTGCTAGCAACATAGTTGCTGTCAATCATTGCTTCGATTGCAGCGGAATCAACCCCACCTGCCGCAGTAGCAATTGCGGTTACATCGGAAGAGTCAAGAACATTTGGCGTTCCTGTTAATGAGCTATATGCACCATCAAAAGCATCTGTTATGCCATAACCAGCAATAGTGGTTGGCGTACCAGTTAGGCTGGAGTAAGCAAAGTCTTGCGCTGGAGCTAATGCTAGTACATCAGCCGAATCAAGTACATTAGGCGTACCAGTTAGGCTGGAGTAAGCAAAGTCTTGCGCTGGAGCTAATGCTAGTACATCAGCCGAATCAAGTACATTAGGCGTACCAGTCAAGCTAGAATAAGCAAAGTCTTGTGCTGGAGCTATAGCTAGTACATCGGCAGAGTCCAAAATATTTGGTGCACCAGTTAAACTGGAGTAAGCAAAGTCTTGTGCTGTCTGATTTGCTTGAATATATGTGGCATCAATTACATTGGTAATATCTGCTGAATCAAGACCAGCGCTAGCAAAAAATGATTTAAAATCTGAGATAATTAATTGATCACCCAAATTTGCCGGAGTAACTAATGTTATAGTATCATTATTAGATTTTGCATAATCGTCGCTATCTAAAAGTAAAACACCATTTAAATACACTTGTACTAGCTGATTTGTAAATCCTAATGTAACAGCATTTTCATCGGCGCCAGTAAATATTGTTTGGGCAGAGTCTGCAACAAACTTATAATTTTTTACTTCAGCATTACCGGCATAGGCTAATGTAACCCTTGAAGCAACATAATTGCTATCAATCATTGCTTCAATTGCGGCCGAATCAACTCCTCCTGCTGCAGTAGCAATTGCGGTTACATCGGCAGAGTCGAGAACATTTGGAGCTCCGGTTAAAGAACTATATGTAAAGTCTTGTGGTGTTTGATTGGCTTGAATATAAGCAGCATTAATTAATGATAATGTTGAACCAGAATCTACCCCAGTTGGCGCAAATGTTGTTGGTACACCGGTTAAGCTAGAATAAGCAAAATCTTGAGGAACTACATCCGCAATATTTAATTTAAGAGCAAGGGTATTATTAATTGCTGCAATTGCATTTGAATCATCATTTAAGGCGGTAGCTAATTCATTAAGAGTATCCAATGCTCCTGGCGCGCCGTCTACAAGAGCATCTACCGCAGTAGTAATAAGAGTTGATACATTAGCGGAATCAAGTACATTAGGGGCACCTGTTAAACTAGAATAAGCAAAGTCTTGTGGTGTTTGATTGGCCTGAATATATGTGGCATCAATTACATTGGTAATATCAGCGGAATCAAGACCAGCGCTAGCAAAAAATGATTTAAAATCAGAAACTATTAGTTGATCACCCAAATTTGCCGGAGTAACTAATGTAATTGTATTGTTATTAGACTTTGTATAATCATCAGAATCAAGTAAAAGAACGCCGTTTAAATAAACTTGTACTAATTGATTTGTAAATCCTAATGTAACAGCATTTTCATCAACACCAGTAAATACTGTTTGTGCTGAATCCGCAACAAACTTATAATTTTTTACTTCAGCATTACCAGCATACGCTAATGAAACTCTACTAGCAACATAGTTGCTGTCGATCATTGCTTCAATTGCAGCAGAATCAACCCCACCAGCTGCAGTAGCAATTGCGGCTATATCGGCAGAGTCAAGTACATTTGGGGCACCACTTAAGGAACTATATGCAAAATCTTGTGGTGTTTGATTGGCCTGAATATATGCAACATCGATTACATTAGTAATATCGGCGGAATCAAGAACATTTGGTGTCCCAGTTAATGATGCATAAGCAAAGTCTTGTGCTGTTTGATTTGCTTGAATATATGTAGCGTCAACTACATTAGTAATATCGGCGGAATCAAGAACATTTGGTGTGCCGGTTAAGCTAGAGTAAGCAAAATCTTGTGGAGTTTGTCTACTTTGAACATATGCCGCATCAACAATACCGACCACTCCAGCCGAATCAATTTTTGTAGCTATTTGATTAGTAATTGTTGTGCTAAAATTGGCATCATCCCCAAGGGCTGCTGCTAATTCATTAAGTGTATCTAATGCACCAGGTGCAGCATCAATTACCGCATTAACACCAGAATCAATTAAGGTTTTGATTTGAGTTTCTGTTCTATAGTCAGATAAATCAGTTGCTACAACTTCCGGTGTACGAGCTGCAATATATGCAGAATCAATCAACGCTATAGTAGAAGCGGAATCGACACCAATAGGAGCAAATGTTGTTGGCACGCCGGTTAACGATGCATAAGCAAAGTCTTGTGCGGTTTGATTGGCTTGGATATACGTAGCATCAACAATGCCAGTTATATCTGCGGAGTCAAGTCCAACAAAATTAAAATATCTTTTAAAAGACTGTACGCTTAAATGTGAATTGAGGCTTGCCCCATCGGTTAGCGTTAATGTATTTGCAGAAACTGTATAGTCAGAGGCCCCAGAAAGTAAAATACCATTAAGATATACTTGAACACCAGTTGGATCTAAACTAAGAGTTGCGCCATTATTATCAATACCACTAAAGGCAGTTTGGCCGGAATCTGCTGTAAATTCGAATGCGGTAATATCAGCTTCTCCAACAGAAGCTAAAGCCGAGTCAATAAAGCCGTGTATAGTATTAGCGGTAACAGTTTGATTTGTAAAGAACGCATTAAAATCCGAGACAATTAATTGATCACCGGAATCAACAGGCCTTGATAAAATAATAGTATTATTATTGGATTTTGTATAATCATCATTTTCAAGAAGCAATATACCGTTCAAGTAAACTTGAACTAATTGATTATTAAATGATAATGTTAAACCATTAACATCTGTACCAGTAAAGGTAATATCACCAGAATCGGCTACAAATTGGTAGTTTGTTATATCAGCAGTACCAGCAAAGGCTAGGTTAGCCCGCGTTGCAATATAATCGCTATCAATGAGCGCAAAAGTGGCGCTAGAATCTACACCATTTGGTGTAAAAGAGGTAGGAATGCCTATTAGGCTAGAATATTCAAGATTTTGACGATTTTGAATATATGCGGAATCAATGATGCCAAAAACATCTGCCGAATCAAATCCGGCTAATGCATTATTAAAATCTTGGAAATAGTTAATGCTGTTTGAACTACTTTTATAGTAAATTCTACCATCAGCATAGTTAATGGCAATTTCACCATAATCAAGATCATTTACACTTGGAACACGACCAACTATGCTGGATTTTTTCAGCTTAACTTTAGTAGACATCTATTTCAATTCCTTAAAAAAGGTTTATTATTTAATTTTTAATATAGCTAAAAATAAAAATTTATTAGCTGAGGTCAGGGAATATTTTATCCCCTGACCTTAAATTTATTTATACAAGTTAAAACTTAATATGTTCCACCATCAACAGTATTTAATGCTACCGCACCAGAAGTTACAGTAAACTGAGTAGAATCAAAGCTTGCAACACCTTTTGCAGTAGTTGTTGCATCTTGAACAGATACCGTCATTACACTTCCGGAAATTGCCGTAGTGATAATTCCGTCACCATTAATGGTTAAACCTTCACCAGCCGCAACGCCGAGTGTGGAGGCATCTCCAGCAGTAAGTGTAATGTCATTTAATGCTACCGCACCAGAAGTTACAGTAAAGTGTGTAGCATCAAAGCTTGCAATACCTTTATTTGTATCAGATGCATCTTCACCAGCAATTGTATAAGTGCCAACGCCATTAGTGATTGTAACACCTTCACCGGCAACCAACATAGTTTGGAGCAAGTCATCTACACGAGTATCTGTATAGTAAAGGTTAGAACCTTCGCTTAAATCACTTGTAGATTTGCCATTAAAGTCGGAATCAAAGCCAGCATAATTACCGACAAAAGATTCTGCAGTAATTGTTGCTGCTTGGAAATCAGCAAGTGCAAATGATGCGTGTGATGTATCAATTTGAGTTGCAGCATCTGGTTCTGGGGTATAACCTTGATAAATTTTGAACGTTTGGTCTGTTGCGTCACGGAAGAAACCAGTGTGGGCGTATGAACCACCCTCATTATAGTTGCCAGCCCAACCTAAATCAATAGATGCTGTTGGTGAACCGTCAGATTCTCCACCATTGAGATAGATCATGTTGTCAGAAACAGAAAGTGTCTGTGTATCAATATATGTTAATGTACCATCAACTTGAAGGCTTCCACCTACAACAAGATCACCAGTAGCAGTAATGTCAGCAAAAGTTACATTAGAAGTTGTTTCAACTGCTTGACCAATGCTTACTTCACCAGCGACAACGGTAACACCTGTACCAGCTGAAACAGCACTTGCCGCAAGCTCTGCTGGAGTAATACTGGTGTATGTAAACGTACCATCAGCAGGATTATAAGTTAATCCGCCAAAGTCGGCGTTATCAGTTACAGTTATTGCATTTCTTGCATCGGAATCCGCACGAGCTGGGGTATAATAAAGATTATTACCTTCAGCAAGATTGGTTGTAGTAAATGCACTCATATCAACAGCAACGTTATCCGCATTTACTGTAATACCAGTACCAGCCCCAACATTAAGTGTTCTAGAGGTGGTAATATCGCCGCCACCAGTTAAACCATTGCCGCCAGTAATTGAAACTGAAGAGTGATCAATGTGTTCATTGGCTACAAAATTTAGTAGTGAATCATGGTCAATTGCATTAAGGTCTGCAGAGATCGCTCCGGTATTGGAGTTGTATGTAATACCAGTACCACCAACAAGAGCATTTTTTGCATCAGAATCTGCACGAGCAGAGGTATAATAAAGATTTGTTGTACCTTCAGAAAGATCATCGCTTGAGTTTGCAGTAAAGGTTGCATCCACAATCGCTTGAACTTCTGCTGAATCAACAGTAATACTAGCTAAATCTACAGTACCTGCTGCAGTGATCCGGCCTTGTGCATCAACAGTAAATGTTGGAATATCTGTTGCACTACCATAACTACCAGGAGTAACTGCAGTATTATCAAGACTAATAGTTACTTGATTATTTGATGCTACAGTTGTAAGACCAGTTCCACCAGTAACGGTGAAATCCGAATCTGCAAGGTTAATGGTATCGGTACCAGTATCACCATTAATAGTAAGGCCAACAGCCCCACCAATTTGGTCATCAACATACTGCTTGTTTGCAGCATGCGAAGCCGCTGATGGTGTTGGTACATTAGTAATTGCATTATTATTAGCATCTAAAGTAGAGCCAAGTTGTACATTACCGGTAGCGGATAATACCAAATCTCCGGAAGATGTGCTAATTGTTTGCGCATCAGTATCACCGATAGTGATATTGTCAACAAGTAATTTATCGATTTTAGAATTAGCATCGACAAGAATAGCTGAGGATGCTGTTAATGTTCCGGGAACATGGTCGAGCATCGATGCAAAATATTCACCGCCAATAACTACAACGGAGGTAGCATTGCCAGCCCCATCGTCGCCCTTGCCAAAGAATAGTCTATCACCCAGATTGGCCTGGGTTCCTGTCCCGTATGAGTATGCGAGTTCACCAGTTTTCAAACTAGATGGCGCCGCAACACCCGTGGAACGTTTAATTAATATTGCTGCCATTAGTATTGGCCTCCGTTAATACGTTGAGAATTGTTGTTAAGTTCTGTATTAGCAACCCATTTACTTTGATCAGAATCGTAAATTAGCAGGCCGCCGTCTTTTAAGCTTAGAAGATTTACATCAGATAAGTCATTGATGCTCAACTTACCAAAAACAAGATTGCCACTACCATCAGTTTTGATGACATCATTAAAAAGACCGTCAATATTAGGATATGAAATTCCATTTACAGTTAATCCCCCACCTATTATTGCAGAGTCTTGAACCTCAAGGCCTTTTTTTACCTTGAAATTTTGATTGACAGCCATCTAGTGCGCGCTCCTTTGGCGTTCCATGATTATATGGTTATTTATATAAATTCTTCTTTCAAAATTTAAGAATTTATATTAATTCTTCTAGATTTTATACTAGTGTTTGTATAATGTGGTGTAAATAAAAGACTTACATTATTTCCAACAAGAGATGCCGAAAATAACCCTAAGTCCGAGTCAGTTGTTACGGAAGCATATTCCGTAAAATATACTTCTGTATTATTATGAGTAAGAAGTAATTCCGTAGAATGATATTTGGCATTGTCGTCATGTTCAATTTGAACAATATATTTTGCTGTTCTATATTCGGTTTTATTGAACGTATCAACAACTTGATTAATAGTAGTTGTTGTTAAATCTTCTGATGTTCCAACCAAAAGTCCGCTTACACTATTTTCAACCTCTGCGGAATCTAGCCCATCTCCGACTAATCCTATTCTACCAGTTGGGCCAATATATCGGCCGCCACAAATGTATATAACATTTGTACCATTTACTGAAGTCGGAAGATTGCTGCCAATAAAATTTAAAATACCAGCCTTATAATCAAAAAACCATTCATCATTATTACCGGAGCCGGCGGCAAATAATCGAGTTCCGCTTGTTTGTGGGTTGGATGTTCCGGATGGAGCAGCATATACTTTTACTTGATAAGCCGCCCCAAATTCAACCGGGATCCAGTTTTCTAAATTTGTTTTCCAGGTTCTATTAGCGGTAGAGGTATTATCCTCAACGGCTTCAACAGCACTTTCGCCATTAGCGCTATCATCATATATTTCTACATATAATGTTGTATCTGCCGGAAACACTTGGGGAATTAACTCTGAATACGCCCAAATTTGATCACCTCTAATTAACATAGGTGATGAAAGTGCTTCATTGGGAGCGGCTTTAATACTATTTTGATCGGTTTTGGCTACGCCATATCCAACCTTCTTCCAAAGAAAATCGACTTTTTGATTGTCAGAAATTGCCATTTATTTTTTCCTGTTACGATATGCTTAATGAAGATATGGTTTGACCGCTTGATAATTTGATTCTAACCAATGCAACATTATTTGTAGCATTAGTTAAACTTTCAGTTCCTAATGTAGTGGTAAATACTCCATTAGTAATAGCAGTACCATTAATTGGAGGTAATGTGCCGACAGTACAACCATTAGCCCCATTACCGCCCGCTCCCGCTCCCGGAATTCCGGCACCCTCATATGAAGTGCTAGCATCTAGCCATCCATTAATTGTTGAGGTATTATCTATTTGTGTGCCTGGCGCCGCAATATAAAGCCCACTAATACCATTACTAGCATTAATATTTATATTAAAATTTGATATTGCGGTTCGTCTGAATGCAAATGTAAAATATTGATCGCCGGTATCATTAGATCTATCCGGTCCAGCCGGCAGATATGTGGAGTAGTCTACTGCATTATTAGTAATGTTACCCCACCTGACTGTTGCTTCTAATGTACCCGCAACACCAGGATCAGCGTTTTGTGAATATGTATTATTTGTATAGAAATTTGTAGCTGTTGGAATCGTTGGGGTATCAGTAGTTGCACTTGAAAAATCAAAAATTCTTATTGCATTATCGCTATATGTTCCACCAATTGCACCAACTGAAAGATTTGTTTCATCAATACCAGATATTGACCCAGAATATACTTGAATATTTTCGGTTAAATTGCTATAAGAGCTAGTCCCATTAATATTACGTGCTCTTATTTTTAAAGTTTCAACTGCACGGACATTATTTGGGCCAACCGTAAAGCTTAATGAACCAATTGAATATGGAGAAGCAACACCGGTTTCTTTAATTGGTACACCTCCACTTAACATTGTTACTGCGCCATCAATTCCAGAATAATTATAGTTTTGTGTTGATATAACAGAATTAGATGTTCCTTCTAAATTTGTACCAGAAGTAATACTAACTACGTCAGAAAGATCAGTATATGTTTGACCAATAAGATTAGAAATTGCTGTACCGCTTAAAGCAAGGGTAGCATTAGTTGTATAATAAGGAATTCCGGAAATATATTTTAATGTCCCGGCTGCAGTTTCGGTAATATTACCGACCGTAGAAATTGATGGCGCTACTGTTAAATCATCTTTTACTAATGTAACGGTATTTGTTTGACCAACACCTTCGTGTTTAATAAACATATTATTAATACCGGTTGGCAAATCAGCAACTGGTTTAGTAATTCTTGCTATAAACCCATCAAATAGTTTTGGATAATATATACTAGAATTAAAAGAAATCGGAGATCCAGTACTTGACAATAAATTAAAATCACTTGAATCAGTAATTACCAATGCCCCGTTATCAGCATTATTAATTGGGGCCGACATATCAGCGCCACCATCTGATGCATCGTTAATATATGCAACCAAATATCCAGATTTATTATTATAAGCAAAAGTAGAAGTTGTTGTTGTTGTGGCATTAGAAGATATAAATCGCTCTATATTTGCGCCAGCCGTAATTGTAGTAGTGCTTGTATTATTTGTAACGTTAGCAGCAAGTTTTGCGTCCTGTCCATTCAAAGCAATAGTTTTATTTGCTAATGTCTGTGGGCTAGCTGGATTATCATCATATACTTTTAATGATATTGCGCCAGATGTTGGAATAGATGACGGCAATGCGGTAGTATGTGAAGTTAATGTTAATGTTAAAGCATCTAAAGCGCTTCCACTATTACTACCAGCTTGCCATTGATGTAGCAACCTATTACCATTTACGCCACCATCTGCAATGTCAGATGCAATAGTATCTACATTGCCATCTGCCCAATTCATAGTATAGGTAACATCAGCGCTTGTAGTATTGGTTGTAATATTTTCAAGATATAGTGAACCGCCTTCAATGACATATAAATTATTGCCACTTAACGGAGACCCACCAACAGCATCCTTATATAATCTAAATGCAACTGATGGATCGGCAGTATAGATAATAATATAGTCTTCTAACGTTGAAGATGCTTCCATACCAGAGCCATATCCACCGTTATTATATGCTCTAACTGTTACCGTATATGGAGAACCCACATTTGTTGAATAGACATGTGATGGTGTAGCATCGCTAGTAGCAGAATCAACTGATCCGTCGCCCCAATAAACATCATATCTGTTTGGTGTTCCGTCAACATTTAAATTTAAGGTAACATTTGTTCCGGCGCCGCCGGCTGTTGGCGAACCAGTAAATGATACAGATCTTACAAATGTATTATTTCGCACATTGTTTAAAGCTTCATTTAAATGATCAATTGCTTCAACTACTGGTTTAGTAATATCAAAACCAGTAAATGCGCCATCATTTATGCTTCCATCAACCGGAGCACCTAAAGTAGTGGTCGATCCAGAAGGAATAGCAACCTTCGAATTAACAAAATCAGAATCAATTACATTTAAAATAAATGCGGAGTCTCTGAAGATATCAGCTTGACGTGCTCTAATATATGTAGCATCAACCAGTGATAAAATATCACTATCTACACGACCCGCGGTATAATAAAGATTATCGCCTTCAGCAAGATCAGTAGTTGATTTAGTGCTTAGTGCAGAATCAAAATCCGAATCAAATCCTACATATTGCCCAGTAAAGGTTGGCGCAACAACACCTTTATTAAATATAAATTTGTCTAAGCTTGCATTATATGTTAAAGATGCACCTGCACCATCAATTAAAAATCCAGCGCCATCTGCAGAAATTGCATCTGGTGAGCTATCAGCAATTATAATTAGTTTATCATTAACACTTAAATTAGTCGAATTAATAGTAGTGGTTGTGCCTTCAACTCGTAAATTCCCACGAATAATAACTTCGCCCGAATCAACGGCATAGGGATATGGATCAATTACAAATTGACTTGGGCCTCTTAGAGCACCGGCAAGTGTGGCAGTCCCAACCGCAAGATCTGCAAAATCTGTTGTTGGTCCATTATCACTATCTAATTTCCGCAAGAATAGTTGTTCACCAGAATCAACTATGACAAAATCTTTAAGATAAATTGCGCCCGTTTCTTGTTTTAAAATAGTTGTTTCGGTACCAGCCGAATCTACGGATTTAACTATAAATTCGCCCGTAGCATCGGAAATTGACAAATTACCAATATAAATTGTTTCGCCAGCGACATATAAACTAGCAAATTTTCTATCGGGTGAACCCAAATTATATAAAGTATCGCCATCTGGGATAATATCCCCAGTGACTGTTACCCCAGCACCACCAAAAGCATCCGCATTACGGTCAGCAATATTAGCTAATACTGCTTGTTGTGATTGAATATACGGTGCATCTACTAATGATAAAATATCACTATCTACGCGCGCGCTAGTATAATAAAGATTGTTTCCTTCCGGAAGATTTTCTGTTGTAAACATTGCAGAAAATTCTGCACTATCAATACTTAAAGTATTATTAACAGTATTATAGGTTAGTCCAAGACCATCAATCGCCGCGGCATCAAGAGAAGTATTAAAATCACTATCAAAATTGGATTGGGTATAAACATGTTCAACATCAAAAGAAAATTCGCCGGATGCAGAATTATATGATAAATCACCAGCAGCCGAAAAATAATTTCTAATTGTTTCTTGAGATACTGTATCACCTAATGCAGAATCAAATCTGCTTCTTGTGTAATAAAGATTATCACCTTCAACAATATTAGTTGTTGTTTTAGTAGCTAGTCTTTCATCAAAAGATGAATCAAATCTTGCATCAAAAGCACTATCTGCCCGAGCAGTTGTATAATAAAGATTATCGCCTTCAGCAAGATCTGCTGTAGTTTTTGTTAATAGGCGCGCATCAAAATCACTATCAACTCGGGCCCGCGTATAGAATAAATTAAATTCTTCAATTAATTCTTTTGTTGTAGTGGCTGCCAATGATATAGCGGCTTTATTACCACTATTATCTTTAATAACAAGAGTACCACCAGAATCAGAAATTACTAGGCTTCCCATCATAATGGAATTGCCGCTTAAATATAAATCTCTGAATCTTTGGGTATTGGTTCCAAGATCTACTGCTTCAGTAGTACGAGGAATAATATTAGTTGTAATATCTTGTATTGCTGAATCAAAATTAAATACCGGGGGCTGATCAACTCTCGCATTAATATATGCGCTATCAATCAAACCAATTGCATTACCAGAATCAAAAGTACTACCCGCAACAATTCTTGCGCTGACATATGCACTATCAATAAGATTAATTGTTTGAGCAGTATCAAGTTTAGTATTAGTTAAATTTGTAATAGTAGTAACAAAATTGGCGTCATCACCAATTGCTTCTGCTAATTCATTTAGGGTATTTAATTGGTCGGGAGCTAGCCCAATCACAGAATTAATAGCGCTGTCAATAGCAGCAGTTAATTCCGATTCCATTACTAATTCAACCGGGACGTTTGTTAAATTAGCCCAATCTAAATAATATGAAGCAGATTCGCCATTAAATTCCGCAGCATTAATACCTAAACCATCAATATGGCTTTTGTTGACAAATCGTAGAATTTGGTCATCTAATCGGATACCAACATAATTTGAATCAACCGTTGCCGCAATTAAAGCTGCAATATCACTAGAATCAAAGCCGGATGGTGTTGATGAAATTAATGATACAATTGCATTTGAATCTAAAATTGTTGGAACATTATTTAAATTAGTAAAGTCGGTGTAATACCCACTAGATTCACCGCCCAAAGTTGAAGCATTGCCAGCAGCTGCAGCGGAAATATTACCAGATGGTACACCTACAATTATTTTTGTTATTTTAGTAACCACGTGAATATACCTTTATTTTGTAACTGATGGGTTTACAGACATACGACCTTCAAGTATTCTTTCCACAATCTGTGTATTATCACTATCAAAATATGATAATTCAACATCATATACATATCTACCGGCTTTCAATGCATCGGATTGAGCATTTGAAAGCGACATAGTAATAATTCCAGCGGTAGCCGGTTCTTTTACAACACAGGTCCAATCAGTAGATATTGAGCTGCGATGTGTTTTTTTCATTTTACATGCTATAGCCACATTGGTAAGATTTTTAACAGAGCCATCTATATTATTAGTATGCAGCTCAATTGAAATATCACTCCCTTGGTCAATTTCAATTTCTTCGTATCTAGCCATGTATAGCTCTCCACATTTTTAATTGCGCATTTGATATTATTTATATCTTTTGCTATCAGTAAATATATAAAATATCAGTTTAAGATAAATCAGTTGTAGTTCCATTCGCATTATAACGTGTAATTGTCGTTGAGTCTGCTGCTGCCACATTAGTTGATGGGAAAGATCTACTACCGGGCCAAATTATTCTAACTGTACCATCTCCACCAGGCAATCCTGGCTTGGTGGGGCTATCATCTTCTGGCGCGCCTCCGCCACCGCCATATTCTCCGCCACCGGCCGAAGAACCGTTAGTACCGCCTGACCCACCATTTCCGGGATTGGCAACGCTTCCACCACTGCCATTAGCGCCAGAGCCAAATATACCTACACCGCCACCAGCGTTATCTGGTTGTGTATCGGTTCCAGTACCACCGCCACCGCCACCGCCGCCTCCAGCGCCTGTTTGTCCAGCTGTCATATTCCCAGTACCACCAGCGCCGCCAGTACCGGTGTATCCACCAGCACCACCGCCACCGCCACCGCCAGCATTGTATTGGCCTGCACCGCCATTGCCGCCATTACCACCAGATTGTCCGGAAATACTACGATATGAAGCGCCAGCCCCACCGTTACCGCCTGTTCCGGCCGGCGAGCTATTTGCGCCAGTACCCCGTAAACCACCTTGCGCCGCTAAAATATATTCAAGCGGGGAGTCTATCCGAATATAAGATTCTACTCCGTATCCACCATTACCGCCATTAGCTGTTCCACCTACCCCACCAAGGCCAGGACGAACCCGATATGTGGTGCCCGCTGTGACAGCATAATTGTTTACATATGATAACCCACCGCCGCCTCCGCCGCCACCAGAATAATTGCTGCCAGAACCACCAGCACCACCGCCACCGCCAACAGCAATCATACTAATAGATGTAACACCCTCCGGAACTGTCCAAGTATATGCGCCAGTTCTTGCTACAAACCGAGCCTCACCAGTAGAAGATTCTCCTTGACCAGGATCGCCACTACCGCCACCACCACCTGCTGCTGGAGGAGTATACGTTGTTGATGTTGAAGCAGAGGTTGAATAGGTTTCAGTAGTAAAATCATTACTAGTAGAAATATTAGTAGCTGGCCACGAACGAGACGTATTACCATCCCCATCAGTCCAATATATTCTTACAACACCACCACCGCCGCTGCCTTCATAATAATTATATGTACTATTAATTGATGGAACATCATCATCGTCTAAACCACCACCGCCGCCGCCATATAAACCGCCTCTACCATAACTTCGGGAGGGGCCGCCGCCAGATCCGCCGCCGGCTCTTCCTGCATCAGTGTTAACACCAGTTTGGCCAAGACCAGTTATATATGAACCATTCCTACCAGTAGCGGCAAGACCCTCAGTACCATTAACACCGGCACCACCACCAGCATTATGCATAAAAGTAAAAGTTGAACCATTATATGGATCATATTGTCCTCCGCCGCCGCCGCCTCGAGTGCCATCACCACCATTTTGATAGGCGGTGCTATTTCCGTTACCACCATAGCCAATTGTATTACTAACAATTGCTGCTCCACCAGCGCCACCGCCGCCGCCGCCATAGCCATAATCTGCATCAAGGCGCCCAGTGCCGCCATCGCCCCCGTAACCTCTAAAATCAGCATTCGCAAATGTAATAGGATTGCCGCCCGCTCCTCCGGAACTACCACCAGATCCACCACCAGCCCCGCCACCAACTTTGCGAATTATTGTAGTAGCATCAGTAACAACATTAACAGAAGAAATAATGCTGTCTCCGCCATTTTCGCCTGTTGTTGCTGAGCTAAGGTCTAATCCAGCACCATTTCCACCAGCACCAACTTCTATTTTTAAAACATCTCCGGGTGTCACACTTATATAAGACGTATCTGGGGTAGCTATAAATGCGCCACCGCCACCGCCGCCACCGCCCCAAAAATCATTTTTATTGGAACCAGCGCCACCGCCGCCGCCAACTAATATAACACCAATATTAGTTACGCCAGCTGGCACATCCCAATAATGATCGGAACCCGTATAAGTAAAAATTACACTACCAGGATTTACCCCACTACCCGAACCACGGAAATCACCAAGGTCTATTGTACCTGAGGTGGGAATAGCCGCATTATTTGATTGTGTGGCATCTACCTCGCCCCCACCTTTGTAATATTCAGAAAGAGAAATCGGGGCAGTGCCGCCATGTTCTGCTTGTATAGCTTGTAAACTAATTGGTCCGGTGAGTGGAAGTACCATTATTTAATTCTTATTTTGTAATTGAATTTCAAGAGCTTCAACTTTTTGGGTTAGCTCTTTAATAGCTTCAATGTATATAGAATGGAGTGCATCATAATTAACGGTTTTATATTCTGCGCCGGTATTTTTATTAATATTTTCAAAAACTGCCTCGGGTAATACTGTTTCAACATCTTGCGCAATAACTCCAGCCGATTTAATTCCGCTCGATATCCATTCAAAATTAACACCATTTAAGTGTTTAATTTTTTCAAGTGGAGCTTCAATATTAATTATATTTTGTTTTAGCCTTTGATCCGATACAAATGTTGCTTGATAGGCAGTAATATTACCATCTGCTTGAAAATGGCCAGATGAAATGTCAAAAGCAAATCTTACTGTATTGGCATTATTTCCATCTCTAATAAAGAAATCGCCAGAGTTAACATCCATAACTAAATTTGAAGCTGAAAGTAATTCTACATTGCCCAAATTTAATGTTTGATTAGTTGGAATTGTTGCGCCAGCATTAAATGTTTGTAAACCAGTCCAGGTATTCGCCCCAAGTGTTATATTAGACGTACCAGCGCCGATGAGTGATCGTATTTCTGATGCAGTCACGCCAGTAGCTAAAGTAGGAGTTCCACTATTTCTATTAATAGCCGGTTCATCTGGGATTGTTGGCAGATTACTTAAATCATTATAATTTCCGCTAAAGCCTAATGGGGCATCCGTAAATGTGAAATTGCCACTACCATCAGTTGTTAATATTTGTCCATTAGTACCATCAGAAATACCCAAATCGGTTAAATCTGATGGAATTGTTGGTAAATCAGTTAAATCATTATAACTAATTATTCCAACCGAAGTAATGTAGCCAGCATCATTTGTGAAGTCTGATACATTAGTCGGTGCATCGGTTAGGCTAGAATAAGCAAAGTCTTGAGCTGTCTGATTTGTTTGAATATATGTAGCGTCAACTACATTGGTAATATCGGCGGAATCAAGAACATTTGGCGTTCCGGTTAAAGAGCTATATGCACCATCAAACAATGTTGGTAAATCAGCTAAATTATTATAACTAATTATTCCAACCGAAGTAATGTAGCCAGCATCATTTGTGAAGTTCGATACATTAGTCGGTGAACCAGTTAACGATGCATAAGCAAAATCTTGAGCTGTTTGATTGGCCTGAATATATGTAGCATCAATTACATTAGTAATATCGGCGGAATCTAGTATATTTGGCAACCCGCTTAATGAAGAATATGCACCATCAAACAATGTTGGCAACCCGCTTAATGAAGAATATGCACCATCAAACAATGTTGGTAAATTACTTAAATCATTATAATTTCCGCTAAAGCCTTGAATTGCATTTATAGCAGAAAGTAAATCGGCATCTCCGCTTTCTAAAGCTACTGCTAATTCGTTTAATGTATCAAATGCCGGGCCGGCCCCATTAATTAAATTCGCAATTTGAGTATCAACATAAGATACTCGAGCAATAGTATTTGAAATAGAACTAGAATCTAGACTTAATGCGCCGCCATTTATATCAGCAAATCCAAAATTACCAGCAGCTGCATTATAACTTAATGTTGCAACGGTGGTTCGTTCGGTACCTTCGCCAGAAGTAAAGTTAATAGTTTGTGAATTAATAAACAAATCTGCAGCATGTATTGCATTAAATCTATGTGAGGAATCTCCTAGCGAAATACCTTTATCTACTGACGGAATAATATTAGATGTTAAATTACCATTAAGAAGAGCCGCAACATTATTATCACCATAACCAGCTGGTAATGTCGAATTTGTCCAATATTGCTCAGCATTATTCCATGTAAGAACTTGACCATCACTTGGGGTTAATGCATCATTTACATCACCAATATCTGATAAAGATGCACTATCAAGAGCGTTTCTGGCCGCTATTGTAAGATCTAATCTACGCGGAGCATTTGGACTATCTTGCTCAAAAATATCACCAAGTGATAAAACAAGGGATCCGCTGAATGCATCAAGAAAATCTGAATCAAATCGCGATCTATTATAATAAAGTCTAGCACTGCTACCTTCATTTAAATCATTTGTGCTTTTTGTATTAAAGTCCGAATCAAATCGCAATTTTTTATAATAAAAATTATCATCTGTTTCAGCTAAATTATCTGTAGTCTTAAGATTAAAATATGCATTAAATCCGGTTTGAGTGAGATATCTATTAACAGATCCTTCAGCTAAATCATCTGTAGTCTTAAGATCTAATGCACTATTAAGAGATCCGCTGAATGCATCGAGAAAATCCGAATCAAATCGCGATCTATTATAATAAAGTCTAGCCCTACTACCTTCATTTAAATCATTTGTGCTTTTTGTATTAAAGTCTGAATCAAATCTAATACTTTTATAATAAAAATTATCATCTGTTTCGGCTAGATTGTCAGTAGTCTTAAGATTAAAATATGCATTAAATCCGGTTTGAGTGAGATATCTATTAACAGATCCTTCAGCTAAATCATCTGTAGTAACAAGTTCTAGTGCACTATTAAAAGCGGAATCAAAGCCAGAATCAAAAGCGGTATTAAACGCAGCGGCAAAACTAGCATTAAATCCAGAATCAAATAAAACCGGAAAGTCGCTATCAATTGCAGATTTAAAGGCAGCGTCAAATACTGGCTGGAAATCTGCATTAAATGCTGAATCAAAATGACTTTGAAACTCACCTTCCCGAATATAATCTGCTTGACTTTGGCTATAAGCAGTATTCCAATTAGTAACATCGTCGTCAGTAGCAGAGATAATAGTTGGGGCAATATTATCGGTCATCCAGCTATCAATTTCGGTATTAATTGATACAGCACTAAGATAGCCAGCAGTAGAATGATCACCCCATCCATATGCAGTATTCCAATTAGTAACATCGGCATTAGTAGCAGATATGATATTAGCTACAAGCGCGGAGGATAACCAACTATCTGCTAATTCATCAGTATGTAAATTGTCAATTGATGCACTGGTTAAATATCCGGCAGAAGCATGGTCTCCCCATCCAAAAGCGGTATCCCAACTAGTACCATCAGCTGTTGCTAATTGTTGTACAAATGTTAAATCCGAAAATTCAGATAATGTTGCTAAATTATCAATATCTCCTGATGTTATATTAGCGGCAGCATGTGCTGAAAATATTGGATCGGTTTCGGTAGTAATAAAATCAGCAATATCCGCAGCGGTAAGGAAGGCATCAATATCAGCTGAAGGTGAAAATGTAAATATTCCATTAGAATAAGTTAACTTCCCACCCGGATATCCTGCTGCACTGGAATCTTCTTGAACAACCGAAAGATAATTATTAACTCGAGCATCGGTATAATATAAATTATTAGGACCTTCTGCTATTGAGTCGCTAGTAAACGCTAGTTGTAAGCCTTCTTCAGAATCAAAATTAAATCCTTGAATAATAATATTAGCAGAAATTTCATATTGAAAAGCCGGTAGGTTTTGTCTAAAGGCAGAATCAAATCTTTCATCTGTCCAATAATAATTTAAATTGCCTTCCCTTAAATCATCAGTGTGTCTATGATGCTCCGATATAAGTTGCGGCTGCGGAAGATATCTATCAATATACCAAGTTTTTCTTAAAACCGGATTATGATAAAATCTACCGGCTTGATATTCGGAATCACCGCCAAAATATTCACTATTATAGGTATTATCAATTAAATACGGATCCGGATCATTTGCGGCATTTTTATAATATGCTATTCCAGGATGATTATCAATTTCTGTAAAATAAATAATTCTATTTAAACTGTCGTATTGTTCAAATAATGTTGCGCCAGGATCATAATCGGTATTAAAATCATTAGCATAATTGGCTTCAGCAATGCCCAGATCATTTGCAGTATGGGCATATCGACCAATTCTCATTAAATTTAATTCTAATTTTCTATCAGTAGAATTAAATTTAATATCTTGATATAAATCTATTGCTGCACTTAAAGAAGAATCCCAATCAGAATCAAATTGAATATAATTACCGCTATAACCTAATTCTGTTATTGAATTTGTTTCAATGCCAGCGCTATCATATAGATATAATCCAGTTTGCGTTAATAATACAATAGTATCGCCATCGCTATCTTGAATAGTAAATCCAGTATCATCAACTCGAGTATGGCCAGCATCACCTGCTTTTACTGTCTCAATAGTAAGCCCAGTATCATCAAGTTGAATATTATCGCCCAAATCAATACCAGCATTACCAGTTAATGTGAGCCCAACCGAATCAATAAGAACATTACCCACCAAAACCGAACCAGCAGTGATACCGCCCGTAACATCAAGACTATTTGTATCAATACCAGTTGAATCAACAGATGTGTTTTCAATAGTTAATACATTCGAAGTTATTCCTGTTGAATCAACAGACGTGTTTTCAATAGTTAATGCATTGGAAGTTATTCCCATTGCATTTATTGTAGTATCATTTAAAATATTTAATTGTTTATTTACTTCCCATGCATCTGGAAGTGAAGCATAAATTATATGCGGTTTAACTAAATTTGCGCTATCATAAAAAGAACCACCAATAGTAAGCCCTGCGCCATTTGCAGAAAAATAATCTACGGCAGAATCAGCCAATACAATATTTTTATCATTAATAGTAACTGTTTGGCTATTGATAGTTGTTTCTGTTCCCTGAATTTGCAAATTGCCATAAATTTGAACATTACCGCTAACATCTAAATTATCATTAATAATTAAAGGGTTGCCACCAATAGGAGATCTTAAGTCCCCAGCTATAATAACATCACTATTAAATGTTGCGGAATCCTGAACCGCTAATGGACCAACAATTGTAACATCACTATTAAATGTTGCGGAATCCTGAACCGCTAATGGACCAACAATTGTAACATCACTATTAAATGTGGCAGAATTGCTAGTAATTAAATTTCCATTAATGGTAACAATACCGCCAAGCGGATTTAATTCTATATTTTCATTTTGAGTTATAATAACTGTAGTATCGGAATAATTACGATTATCTAAGCTTATTGTTTTAATAAATGCCATTATACTTCCAAATAACTAATTGTAAGATTTAAAGCAGGATCAGCCGATGCAACAGCTACAATAGAATCTCCGGCGTCTAATACAATCCGTTCAGCATTAAGAGTAAATGTATCGCTTGCCTGAATATTTACAGCCTTTAATATTAAATTTCTATTCGATGCAGATTGACCAGATGGTATTATATAAAGTGTTAATGAAGCAGTAGAAACCGATATATTACAAGAAATAATTGAAATAATTGCATATCGTGTGGCAGCAGGAACAGTTAGCATAGTAGTATTAGAGGTGCTAAGATTATTATTGATAATAGACATTTTTTGTTCCTTAAAAAATTAGACTGTATAGTATGGCACGATTTTTACTAATTAATTCATCTTTTTGGCCATTAGCATGGGAAAAATATAATGATGTGGCGCCATCTCCAATAGAATCCATATACAACCAAGTACCAACATCCGGAATAGGTTTACTTTCATAAGTCTGAAAATGAATTCCTGATCCAATATATTCTTGTACCCGATTATCAGTATAATATAAATTATTACCTTCAACAAGATTAGTAGTAGATTTTGTAGTAAACCTTACATCAAAAGCACTATCTGATCGTGCAGTAGTATAATATAAATTATTACCTTCAGCAAGATCTGTTGTAGTATGATTTGCTAAATCAGTAACTTGACCTTGCACAATAATATTATTTATTATTCCACTTGAGTCGGTTGGTATAAAAAAAGTAACTTGACCATTACTGTCTTTTAAAGTTGGGGAATTGTCACCAATATTAAAATTAAGATTGGCAGAATCTGTTTGTATAACTGGGTCAGCTTCCGTGGCTATTAATGTAACGGCATAAGTAGCAAAATCTATTGCGGAAAGCTTTTTAAACGCAGAAGAATCATTTCCTTCTACGCTAATATCATTAATTAAAATCTCATCGGTAGGTGATAAGTCGACTAAACTTAATTGGGATAAATTTGAAAACCGTGCCATAAAGAACCCTTAGCTTGCTTCAATATATTTATATGTTTTAAGGGCTAAATATATAAATGTTTGAACATCTCTGAGTCATGGGGCTTATTTAATGATGTTGTAAAATGAATTAATTTAATATCTTCATTAAAATTACCGTCTTTTATTAAAGTGCCCGGATACTTTTGGCTAATATATTCATTTTTAGTTGAGTTTTGAGTCCACCGAGTAACCCATGATTTTGGTATAAGTTTAAGATTTAAACGTTCTTTTAATGTATCCTCAACAAAAAACTGTTCACCATTTACCGGGCCAATAGTTGTACCATTTTCAATATAATGTCTTTGCCATTTTTTAGGATCTGCAATAAACTTATCAAAAATAAATTTACATTCTTTAGGATAATATTTATAAAATCCACCATTTAATTGATAATTAGTTTTCTTTGACCACCATGCCGGAATTCCTAAAAATTCGCCAGGTTGAATAGGGTAATCAAATAGTTGAGTATAATCATTTAAAAGAATAGTATCTATATCCATAACAACTATTGGATCATTAGAATTATATGCCATTAAAAACATCTTATTCCATTGCAGTGCAACAGCAGATGATAATGGTTGATGTATCCACTCTACATCATAGTGTTTTAGTTTTTTGTTCAAATATGTTTCATATTCCGGGCCATATTTATTTCCTATTCTAAAAAGGAAAATTTTCACAGGTTTCTACCTTCATATTTTATATCTGGCCAAATTAAATCAAATCGTTTATTAATAGCATGAATCATTTTATATTCTGGATTTATTGCATCATCATCAAGTCTTCCATGCCAAGCGTCAGTAAAAGAAGCATAATCAATAGGCTGAGTTTCTACTAAGTAACTAAATATAGTTTCATTATCAAATGCAAATCTATCATGTAAAGCCTTAGGGAACATTGTAGCGGTATCATCTTGTAATGCTTTCATACAGTCTACCGCGTATTCAAATTGCCCATCCCAATCAAGCTTTTTAATAGCTTCACTACCGCCTAACATTGTACCGGTATTAATAGCATTATTTTCCGGGTCAAAGCCTTGAGATAATAATAAAGCATAACAATTCCAATATTTGATAACCGGATTTCGATCACAACTATTATATTTTGTTAAATCGGCATGTTTACCCCACTCGGCCAATTCATTATTGTTTTTAGCATAAATTTTATTTAAATCGTGAGCGTCAAAAACACTTTCTTTAGTCCATGGAATAACATCTAAATCAGCATAAAAAACAGCATCATATTGATCTGCAAGTTTACGCATTAAATGATGTTTATAATAATTCACAATATGGTACATTGGCAAATTATGATAAACTTTTTTACAATAAAGATAATAGTCAATCCATTCTTTATTGTAAGTGTATATAATATAATCAGCATCAATATGATCGGCATATGCCTTCATAGTCCAAATTAAACGATTATTATAAGCATTTAATTTGTCTTTAGTCTCTCCGGCACGATTAACTCTGTGTTTATTTTTTCCAGAATGAACAGAATATCCGGTTTCATCTAATAATTGTTCTGGAATATCAACATGAATTGAATAAATAACTTTTTTCATTCCTTAATTCCTATTGCAAAATACTGATTATACTCTTGCTTACCCATATCATCTTCAAAATTAAATTGCATTGTATCAGTAAAAAGTATAGAAGATAATCCGGTCTGGTTAATTAATTGGTCAACTGAATTAATTAAATTGATATGACCACGTTTTGAACAATCATTACCAGATAAAACACATAGCTTACCAGTCGGAATAATATCTTTCATATAATAACTATGTTCACAACTGGTATTAATCCAAATATCCGCAGATACATCTAATAATTCTCTATCAAAAATAATATTATTCTGGTGATGTTCAAAAATTGGAAAATAAAATCTATTAATATCTCTGGAAAGAATATCGGTGGTAGGATCCATATCATAGGCATTAATATGTTTAGCGCATTTTTCATAGCAAAACGGTACTGAATAAAATCCAATGCCCGAGGAAAGAATATTAACTTTTTTATCAATGAGATCTATTCGATTAGCCCACCATTTTTGAATTTGAAATTCAGTATCACTTATTTGATCCTTTACTTGATCAAAAAACCAAGGGAATTCCCATTTAATACGGTTAAATAATTTACTGTATCTTATAGCATCAGTGGGTTCAATATTATACATACTTAGACTTTTCTTCATTAGATAATCCTTCCAACATATGAATAATTCCGGCTTCTCCGTCTTCAATAGAATTAATTCTTTCGGACGTTATAATACCTTCATCAAAATATTGAAAGTGGTTTTTATTTTTGCTGCTGTTACAAGGACCAAAGTTATGAAACATAAAAGTATCCATTGATGGATAAGTAAAAAATACTTCGTCAGTGTATTGCGCTATATGATTATATATTGGTTTATTTTGGCCGGGTTTCCATAGCATAGTTGAACTATTAAATAATGGGCAACGGGTAATAGAATATTGTCTTTTCCATTCTGAGCCGCTTTCAAAATAAGGATGGTCCCACCAATAATTCCAAACTATATATGGCTTATCAATATTTAAATCTTCAAAAAAATACGCCAAATCGCCAGTGATAAGTGTATCTAAATCTAAATACAAAATTTTGTCATTAGGATTAAATTTTTTATCTAATTCAAAAAGAAGAATTTTCCTATAGTGAGGAATTCCGCCAAAATCATCTCTATGATAATTATTTTGAACCATATCTTTTCGATAGTCTGGTTCATTCGATGCTCTATAATGTTTCCATTTATAATCTTCCCAATCGGATTCTAAATTTTCAAAGCACTCAAATTCAATGTCAACAGAACAATTTTTTTGTACAGAATTATACAGATTTACAATATCTTTATCTCCATATCCACTACCCCATTTAGTGCATATAATTCTATTTTTTTGGTTTTGCATACTTAGATTTCTTTTCAATAAATGGTGGACAAACTTGCCATCGGTTTAATGATAACTGAACATAATCCCAACTAGCATCGGGATTCTGATAATGACATATTTTTATTAAAGTCATTGCCCCACCAGCCCAGACCATACTATATGTTATAATTGCAAGCGTCCATACTTTAATCATGTTAAAATAATTTTATTCTTTAATTTAATAGGTTCACCTGCCATATTTTTTATAATGGCATTACTATTATTAGAATACCAATCAACAGCTAAAGGGGGCAAAAAATTAAAAAATTCTTTTACTCCGAATCTATACCATACATAAGCATCAACTCTGCGATAAGTAAAAAATATTTCATCTTTATACTGATTAACTAAATCATATACTGGTTTTAATTGACCTTTTTTCCAGACAGTAACAGATGTATTGATCGGAGTAATATTCTGATTAATAAAATCTTTTATTAATCTATTTTTATCTGTTTTTTCCATATTATAATCATATTGTACCCAAGGTTTATCAAAATTTAAAGTTGTAAAATATTTTAAATCCGCGGTGATTAACATATCTATATCCATCATAATGATAGTATCATTATCATCTGCGAAATCATCTAAACCAAAGGGATACATTTTTCTATAAAGAGGAATACCTCCTAAATTATAATGGTGATAACCATTTTGAAAACCTTCACCTTGCACAACAGATGGATTACCCTCTCCTCGAAACCATTTCTTGCTATAATGTTCCCAATCGGTATGGCAATCTCTAATAACTGTTAAGTCCCAATCAACAGTAGTGTATTTTGCAATACTTTCTTTAAGTTTGTCTATGTATTCCTCTCCATACATATCCCCCCATTTAGAAACAATAATTCGCAACATTACCAGGCTACAATATAGTAATTATTATTTAATTTACGAACATCTGGATTAAACTGCTCAAATGCTTTTTCTAATTGTTCTTTAGTATACCTATAATAAGTGTCAATAATACCATCAACATAATTTTCATCATAAAAAACAAAAAAAGCATGCTTACAATTCATATGGTTGTAATGTTGCAAAAGTGTATCAATACCTAAATAATTAGCTGTTCCAAATATACTTACCAAAATATCAGCATTAGTATCGATCATCTTATTACAATCATGATGAGTAAAGCTATAATCTGGAAATTTTATTTTTGCATTATCTAGCATACCTTGGGATATATCATACCCCTCAAAATTATTTGGATTTGGCATATCAAGGATAGGAATGTCTTGACCAGATCCACATCCCAAAGATACTATTTTTCCAGACAAATTTAACATTGACCAATACTGCCATGCGTCTTTTTCGTCTTTCATGTAAATATTATTTTCCCAACCGCCATTAACATATTTTTCTTCGTACCAAACTGCAGCATCATCATATGCTTTGTCTATATTAGTTATATTTACCATCCTATATTCCCATATTTTATCATTGCGTCTTTTGTCATTTCATCAAGATTAGTACCAACCTTTGATGAAAGTTGTTCCCACCCCCATTTTAATTCACAGCACCCCATACAATCATTACACGGAATTTCTGCATGAATATTACACGAAATTGTTTGTTGATAAATTTGTTCAAAATTGTTTCTTACTCCTATATCCAGTACATGATATTTTTCTAAATGTTCAAATGGATTTTTTAAAAATTTATCGTTGGTCACCCAAGGTCTTTTAGCTATTCCTTTTTGTTTCACATCCCATCTAGGAAACCATTGTGGATGAGGTGGAAGAATATTTCCGCAATAAAGTTCTTCGCAATCAGTAGTATCTCGTATTTCTTGAAATGCTTTACATAATCTAGGATAATGGGCATGCATAGGCCAATTCCATCTAGACTTGCCAACAATTTCAAGTTCTAGTGGAATTTCAAGTTGATCTAAAATTTTTTGTATTGTGGGTTTTGCTGGGTTTTCACTTGTTTGAACATTAAAAAGTCTTATATTAATATCTTTAAAGTTATCCCAAATAAGTTTTAAAAGGGTAGTACTATCCACACCAGATGAAACTAAAATTCCTATCTTAGAAGCAGGATTTAAATCAATTACTCTTTCATCCCATGTAGGGCCAGTTAAAAATTTCATAATTCTTCTTTCATTATATAACTTATTATATCATAAGAAAGTACAATAGTAAATGCTAAAATGTTAATTTTTTTATATTTAGGGGGTTGACAAATTGTCAAAACGAGTGTATAATAAAGAGTAGCTTTTATGAAAGGGGAGATACATTATGTAGTACCAATTACCAAATATTTTGTTTCATCTCCAAAAGATTTTTCCCCAGAATAATTAATATTAATTAACCCGCTTTTTTCTATGAAATCTTCCAGGCTATTCGATACATTAATATTTCCTCTTTTAAAGGAAGAAGATCCCATAAAACAGTATACGGTATTAGCTGGATAATTTGTAATATCTATATAATTTTTCATATAAAACATAGATTCACAGGAATAATTTATAACAACTCCATTATATAAATCATTGCGCACATATTCATAATCTAAAAATACATCTAAACATTTTTGTGAAATTAATTTTTCTTCACGTATTTTTTTTAATGCATGCCAATTCAACGATAATGCTTCTTTATCTAAATCATAATATACAATATTATCTATATTCATTATCTTTAAAAAATAATCATTAAACATTACAAAGCCTGCACCAATAATATTTGCGGTGCGCTGTTCTTTATAAATTTTATTATATTCTTCAGCTAACCAAAACTTTGCTTGTAATGCTTGGGGCTTAATTGAATCATAAAAATCTTTTTTTCTATAAGGCATGTTAGAATCAATATATGCTAAACATGATATTAAGCTATCATTTAATTCAAACATATTTTATTCTTTTCATTCATAGAAAGGCCTGCTAATGTATGGATTTTAGTATTATTTGTCATATAACTTGGGTCTGACACTACAATGTCTTTATCAAAATGATTAAAAAAATTTCTATCATCTTTACTATATGCCATTGGACCAAATCTATGAAATAACCAATTATCATTTACTCCGTATTGAAAAAATGATGCTTCTATTTTGACTGGATTTGTAAGCTGATTAAATATTTTTCTACATTGCCCGGGTTTCCATACCATAACAGAACTATTGAAATATGGACAACTTCTTAAATTATATAATCTTTTCCATTTACTATCTTTATTAAACTGCCAGCTGCGTGCAATCCAAGGTTTAGAATTATCTAAATCGAAAAAATATGATAGATCGTTTGTAATAAGTGTATCTAAATCAACATATAATATAGTGTCATCTTTATCAAAATATCTATCATCGTCGTCTCGCATGAATAAAATAAATTTACGAAAGTGTGCAAGACCACCGGCATCTTCACGAACATATGTATCGGATGAATTTTCGGTTATAGATGAGTCTACGTCCAAATCACCTCTATAATATTTTTTTTGTAAAGATTGCATTTGATCAAAGGCAGCGCCTTCATGACAGCCTTGTACCGTCATAAAGTCAAAATCTACTGAACAATTTTTATTGATTTGATCATATAATCGATCTACATGCTCTTGAGTATATCTATCACCCCATTGCAAGTAAACAATTTTATTTTTACTCATAATTTAATCCAAGTATTGCATAATTGATACAAGATGCATCAAATCTTTACTTTCTTCAATATCTCTTTTTAATCCAGAATTAATTATTTTTTCATTTTTAAATAATTTTACTTTTAATGGAAAAATAATACCTTCATCATATCGATTATCCATTAGCATTTGTATGGCATCATTTACTGCTTGTACTTCAACTTGCCTGTTCTTTTTTTGTCTTGGAATATAAGCAGGTTTAACCGGTGCCTCATCTGGAACTATCTCAATAATTTCAGCTGTATTATTAATAATTTCAATATTTTTAATTGATTCTTTACTAATTTTTGCAATAGGAATAGATTCTGAAATATGCACAGTTGGCTTATTATATGTGGCCTTTTCAATATCTTCAAGAGATACTAATTCCATTAAAGCTTTAAAATCTGGATGCTCATGATCCACATCAATAAGATATGATGAATCTTTATTGTTTGATTCATATATAATTTCTATTAAAGTATTTTTTGGAGGATTAATAAATTTCGCGGTTTTAAAACCATTAACAAATGTCGTCATATTTCATTCTATCCTTTTTTGATCCTTAAATTATATATGTTCGCTGTTGTGACAGGTCCAGCCGGAACTTGCTGAACAATATCATAATCGTAATCTCCGGGAATACAGAGATCAGCAATTGCCCAATCTTTAAACCCAGAACCCGAATACACTGTATTTGACATAGCACTACCTCTTGTATTGCCATCTGTATATGAATATCTAATTAATCCGGCTGAATTTGCAGAAGCAGTATATCTAATACTTTTTTCTAATAGTGTATTTAATTCGTTAGCTCCATAAATTTTTAAATTATTATTATCAGTAATATAAAGCGGATAAGAAATTGGTGCTAAAATTCCAGCATTTGCATCTATTCGGTGCAAATAAAATTGTTGAATTTGGATTGGTCTATCGTTTTCATATGGCCCACAATATTCATAATCGTATTCATAATCATAATCGTAATCGTAATCATAATCGTCATTTCGGAAATAATTAAGGTCAGCTCGAGTATCTATGTAAATAGGTAGAGGGTCAACTAAAGTTGCACCAGCAACATTATTAGTAGCTGAAATAAAATATGTGCCGGGCTGTTGAGAAGTTGTATTTCCACTTGTTAAAATATCAATTGCTGGTAAAATAATTGTATCATAAAAATCAATATCTGTCATTGCAGCAATATCACCACTATTATTTAAATAGACTGGATATTCTTTAAGTGACGCGTTATTAACTGCTAATTCACTTTGTACTGTTTGATTAATATTAGAAAATTCTATGGTTTTTATTGTAACCGGTGGTGCACCATCAGAATCTGCAGCATACCCATTTACTATTGATCTTGTATCGTATATTGAACCTAAATTACCACCTGTACCTACACGAGAAAGAACAACTGATGGATTTAAACCATATGTATAGATAGCTTTTAGACGTAAAGCTGTTAACTCTGCATCAGTCATCTGGCGCAGCACGCCACCAGTATTATCATAAGTTAATGGTCTATGTATAGCCACGATCAGCTAACTCCAGAATCAGCATAACCATATATGGATTTAACAACTGTCCCACTTGCATCTAAAATTAATAACCTTTCGGTTCTAGGACCACTCAATGCATAGAGACTATTCAGTGCCGCAACAACATCGCTATCATCACTCCAGGTAAGATTATCTAAATCACCAATATTTTCAGAAATTAAATTAGTTTTACCACGCCATGCAGCAATGGTATCACTTAAATCTACGTAATATTTTCTAGCCATTAGTCAATCTTTCTTATTAGCATAGCAAGTAATTCTTTAATTTCGCTTACTTCTGCTCTTAAATCGGTTATTTCATTCTCTTGCATTTTTTTTAATGCTTTAGCTTTTTTAATTTTAGCTATTTCATCATGATAATTTAAATTTAGGATCGCGCCAGTTTTAATATCTTTTACTAATTTTGGTTCGCCTTCTATTTTCAAATACATCTTAAATACCCAATGCAATAAGTCGTAGATCTTTAATAGTTGGCACTTTTGAACTATTATTTGATGTAAATACTATTTTGACTTGAAATTTTGTAAACGCATCCATAGTACCACCATCGCCACCTACAAGATATCTATAATCTCTAAATACCTCTGGATTTTCATCTGAAGCCTGTGGTCCTTCAGGTGTTACTAATGCCCATGCAAAGTCATAAATGTTTTCACTTACTTCGCATGTTCTCCAATATACTTTAAAGTCTGCTCCTCGAGGTTTATTTGCCCCCAATAGGATTTTCAATCCAACAGCATCATTAATTAGTGTTACTGGTTTTGTAACATGTTTTGTTGGTGAACTACCTTCGTTAGGATCAGTTTCATTAATATATTGATGTGGAATATTGAAACCCGCTGAAATAGCATTAGATTGATTTTCAATTCTATTTGAAATTCCTATTATTGAGGCGCGCTGTAAATCAATAACTGGCGCTACAAAATTATTATCGGTAGTCATAGTTGATTGTAAAATTATAGAGCTAGTTCCTAATGTAGTTTCTTTTGCAGTATTGGCTACTACTTTTGGTACATTAAAATAAGTATTTTCTTTGAATTGCAATTGCTCAAATGTTGTATCTTGTTGATATGGCACTTCACTACCAGCAATAGATTTACCAGAAAGGAATTTGCCCTTTAATGTTATATTTGTATATTGTGGCAATAATACTTCAATAGACGGATTAATAACATTAATAATCATATTCTTAGTAGCTTGTACAGTGGTACCACCAGCTGATTTTGTTGATATAGAAGCTGTTGCTACTTGAATATAATATGAATCAATTGCTTCTTGATCATTAAAATTACTTATAGTATGAGTAGTATTTAATTCACTTGCTGGAATACCATTAATAGTCCCGGTAACTCCCGAAATTGTTACTTTATCCCCAATGGTAAATCCATGGTTTTTATGATGCACTAAAATATAATTACTAGCAGCAGTCATTTCAAATGGATCTTTTTCTAATAATTCATTTGGTAAATTACTATTATATAATTGTGCAGTTCCTGTTGTGCCAGAAAATGCGCATCTAAATAATTCCATTTTCAAATCTTGTAACTGTGCTGGTTCCCATGTAGAAGAGTTTTGAGATTTAAAGAACGATCCCAATGTTGGTTGGGTAACAATTCTTCTTGCTGTTGACCCTAATTCAAAATCACCCATATATGATGTCCAAACATTATATTTGGTAGTATCACATATAACCACAATACAATATTCGCTATATGAATCTAAATATAACGGTTCATCAAATTCAAAATCTGTTGCAGCTGTTGCATTTGCTGAAATATTAACTTCGGTTGAATTTTTTGATACAATAGAACCAGGAATAATAACATCAGAAGAGGGCGATCCATTTACCATTGGTCGAACTTGAATTTGAACTGGTAATGTTTCATCTTTGCTTTCAAAGAATAATCTTACTTTCGAAATAAACAATCCTTCAGCATTTTCAATAAAGAATGATTGAGCAATTGGATCTCTTTGTCGAACAGTTTGACGCCCAGTAATTGTTCTATTGGTCTCAACATTTTCACGCTGGGTGATAATTTGTATACTGCGAGTAGATTTTACTGTTCTTTGTTTAGTTTCTAGTAAACCCTTAGCGTCATAATTTGCTACAGCAACTGTTGATGAATTTTGGGGATCATACGAAGTAATATCTAAAAGAGTAAATTCGCGAGTACCTGATCTAAAACTAATGGTTGATGTATTAGGAATAAAGAATGAACCTTGGCATCTACCTTCAGCATCACTGAATAAATTTGACGCAGTCTCTGGATGACCAGTTAATGAATTTTGAGTATTACCATATTCGGTTTTATTTGTTGAAAAGTTTTTAAACGTCTCTTCTTTACACCAGGCACTGACATCAATTCCGTCAAAATATGGAATAATTTTAACATTAGGACGAAGACCTTCTCCCTTAAAGAATACTTTTCTTGATCTAATATATGGTAAAAGCGCAACATCTACCACACGATCCGCAACAACTTCACGAATAGTTTCTGATGATACTACTCTTTGTACTATTGCTGTTGCACTAGTAGTTCTAATTGTGAGTAATTCATTACCCGATCTTTGTGTGCTGGTGGATGATGATGTCGTTCTTGGACTTGTTTCTACAGTATCGCCTCTTTGCAATCCAGAAATTTGTGAACCGCCCCAGGCCCATTGCCATTCATTCCATTGGTCTAATTGTCTACCATTTAACAATGTACCACCACTAATTACTTTATCCGCAAGTCTACGCACATCTTTCCATTCGTCCGAAGCCGGCGAAAGTTTTAAATTACCATTAAATTGGTATGCCGCAAATGGGTTAACGTTTTCTGTTCTTGATGCTTGAAGCTGCGATAAAAATGGTGTATGGGCATACTTGATATAAATGTTATCGCCTTTAAGGATTGTATTTGTTGAATTATCAGAATCATATTGCAAACCAATATTATCGCTATAATATGCTGGCCGCAATTTATAATTTTGTGGATCAATAGATGCTTTAAATTCGGAGTATTTATCATCGGTATGATAAAAGTCTGCAAAGTTATCTACCATATAACCAGATTTTGTTCTATCATTACCAGCAGAATCATAAACTGCCAAATTATTAGTATCTAATTCAAGAAGGCTAAGCGCAGTTGTTTCCTCAAGTCTTTCAATTCTTTTTTCAATACCAGCAATCTCTGACATTGTATAACCCTTAGTGTCAATTTTTGTAACACTAATATCAGTATTATCTAACGTATATGGGTTTAATTTAACTCTATAAAGTTCTAAGCAATTTTCCGGTGTTACTGGGAAATTTGGTGTTAATGATGGTTCACCACTTAAATTGGTAATTTGTCCATTTTCATTAATTACAATTTTATCCCATCTTGATTGATAATAATTAATATCAGCCAATATATTATCGGTATTTTGTGGTAATTCATTAATACGTGATGTATTAGTATTATAATTTCCGTTTATGTCAGCAACTGGTCTAAAATCTAATACATTTCTTAATTGCACTATTGTGCCATCGGCAGTAACATGAGAAGGAATATCGGCATAATCAATCCCGCTATATGAATTAATACTATAAAAATCGCCATTGGTTGAGTGCTGGAAATATTTAACTTTAACATAAACTGTAATTGGATTTGTTTTTCCAGTTTTTAACCGAATTCTACTTGTACCATAGTGAGTATCTCTTTGCCCATTATCGGTAATAAACGATGAGCTAATATCTGGTCCGTTTGCACTATCTTGAGTTATGCTAGTAAATTCAAAAACGTCAGCTACGCCAACACTTCCATATACAATACCAGCAGAATCTGCGGCATTTAAAGTAATAGCTTGTGTTAAATTTGTTAAACTTTTTGTTTTTGCGGTAGCTGATGATTTTGCTACATAGGCCAAAATATTAAAGGTTTGTGTTGCAGCTAATCCAGAAATTATAGCTTGTGAAGTATTACCACCGCTAATTACTACACTTGTATCAATTACACCGTTTACAGAAATAATCCAATCATTTGCATTTGTGAATGATTCATTAACATCACTCAAACTAATAATTGCTTGTCCAGTGGCGTCGGTTGTACCGGTAAATTTTCGCTGGACTTGCATAGAAATATCGGATAATTCTTGCGGCCTTGTTCTAGGTAATGGAAATAATAAATTAGCAAGGTTAGTATTATTTCTTTTAGCAATACCCTCTGATAACTGTATAACACCAAGGAAAGATGCATCAGCTGAAGCAATAGATCTAACATTTCTAAAGCTCTGATTAGTATTCATTTTAAGATCAAAAATATAACATCTATATGTGCCATCACCAACTTTATCAATAGATCTTACTCGAGCAGTACCAATTGCATTTGAAGCAAGCCCATCAACACTCGATACCAAGTTTATTTCTGAATAAAATTCAATATCTGGTACACCAGTTAATTGTGAAATAATTACAAAATCGCCATATTCAACACCGATAGAGCTATTATTTAAAGTTTCGGCTGTTTGTGCCCTATTAACCGTAATAAATGATGGAGTAGGATTTTCTGCTCTATAACCATTCACATAAGCAGTCCCGTTACTTACAGTAAGCTTTAATGTAGAAGATGTTGCTGAGTCATATGCCAAATTAAATGGAGTTACTAAATAATCGCCGGATTCTTCGTTTGTTCTTGTTGCTAATAAATCATTAATTTTATTATATTGGTTAGAGCCAGTATTTAAATTAACAAGATTAGAATTAACAATTTTTCCAAGAGAAACAAATGTTTCTCCATTTACAATATTTGCTTTATCAATTAATATTAATCTAATTCTAAATCTATCAGCACCAGGCGCTGTTAGGTTTGGTACTGCTCCAGTATTATCGAAAAGAGAAGAATCATCATCAGCAGTTACAATATCTTCAATAACTTTATAACCAATTTCTAATGTGGCATTTCTATTATATTTTGAAACAATTAAAGTTTGTGCAGGTGCGTATACAAAAAATCCTTGTGTAAAAAAACTTCCGGCATTAGAAGAAACTTTTACTCCAAGGCCAACAGCTGGATTAGCAATTGTATTTGTTGCTTGTACTGTTAAAATAGTACCAGATGTTTGGCCAACTAAAGTTTCACCTGCCAAAACAGTAATAGGCGAAGCCCCAGAAGTGCCAGATAAACTATTTGTATATCTAACATAAATTGTAGCAGGATCTGCGCCAGCAGCTGCTTCAGCAGAAATTAACTGAAATTCAATATTCGAAGTTTGACCTAAAAATTTTTCATTAAGCACAACTGCATCAGGAATGGTGTCTTCTTGTAATTTAATAAATTCTGATTTATCATTAATAAATAAACCACCCGGATTGACCGCTGCACCCTCTTTAAAAATATTTTGACCAAATTTTGTAATTTGATTTTGAAGAATGGTTTGTAACTGTGTTAATTCACGAGCTTGAAGACTTTTGCGCGGATTAAATAAAATTCTTTGAAAACCAGCACTATCACTAAAATCATCGTGATATAGATTTTCAAATGCATTTTCTGAATATGTTATTACCATGGTATCTTATATCTCTTACAATTGGATGATTACTTTAATGTCTTCTGATTGAGATGCACTTCTTTCTACTGCACCTCTATTATCTATATACAAAATATCACCTGTTGTTGGATCAAATTCTCCATCAACCCTCCAGGCTCCCGATGATAACACCCCAACTCCTGGACCATTAATTTCTGTTATATTTTCACCGGCTGTAAATTGCTTAAATCCAGTTTCTTCATTTTGATGGAAATAAATTTTATGTGGAGGAGTATCTGATACTGCGCCATTAACAACCCTATCAATATATGCTTGAGCACCTGATGTTGAGCCTTGTATAGTTTTATCTGGAGAAAAAGCCACAGAAATACTTTGCAATGTCATATGATCCAATGCATTTCCAGTTTCATTAGTAAATAATGTGTTGCTATTTATTAATGTAGGATTTTTAATAAGTCCGACTTGTCTAAAATCTTGCATGGTAATAAAGTCTACATCATCACCTTCAATTTTGCTATTAAACATTAAGCCAGATGCTTTTAAATCTTCTCTTGCGTCTGCTCCAAACCCGGCAGCAGATGAAATTACTGGACGCGCCGCAGCCCCAGATCCACCCCCACCAGTAAATTCTAATGATGTTCCTTCGAGATTCCACATATAATTTAATGTAGAACCCTCATTAACAATTTCTACTTTAGTTACAGTGCCTGCGCTATCAATAGTAGCCGCTAAATGATCACCAGCATCAATTTCATGCCCAGTACCTATAATACTAACAGTAGGGGCAGAAGTATAACCCGATCCACCAGCAGTTACTATTACTTGTGATAGCATATATGAATTTGCGGCTTGCTGAATTTCCCATTGTTTTAATGTTATTCCAGATGCGTCTGAGTCTGGTTGTAATTCTACATTTGACACTGGCATATAACCTGCCGATAAGAAATATTTTGCATTAATTTCTGAAATTGTATAAATAAACTTCCAAACATATCCGTCAGCAGTTTCGAATGGATCATTATTTGAGCCAGTAGGATTTATAACAGATGGTACTAAAGCTCCAGTATTATCACGGCCAGCCCGTAAGCATACGTACACATGATAATTGGCATTCATCACATAATAGGAGCGCGCCGGATATCCTTGCTGGCGGTCGTCCCATGCGGAATAAATTGTGCCGCTAGTCCAATTCTGTCTAGGTACAACGAAAGAAACACCTCTAACTTTTTTAATTGCCTGTAGCGAATTTCTGAATTTTCTTTGTTCATCCATATGATTTTGAGCCACCGGCGCAACGTCTCCGCTATCCCAGTACTCAGATCTACCCACCCCAATATAATAATTATTACTAGCATCAGTAAAATCATCAATAATAGCTTGAAGTATAGTTTTTTTCAAATTGTCAGTAACTGTTGCTGCCATTTTCGTATTTTCCTAAATATTTGATCCGAGGGAAATAATTTTCCAATTACTTCCATCATATACTGCAAGACATGGCAAACCGGTATCGCCATCTGAAACAAAAATTAATGACCCAGTTACGGGTGTACTTGGAAGAGTTGCTACTGTATATGATTCAAGTAATCCACCGCCAAATAATGCAGTAAAATTATTATTACATTTTGACATTGCTGCTCTTAAAGTATCACCAGTTCCATCATTAGCAGATGAACCTATATTAATAATTTCTTGCGCCATTAAAATATCTCTTTTTGAATCTATTTAATTGTATTTATATAAGTTTACAGTTAATTTGAATCATATCTTACGAATTCTTCTTGATCAACTGTTTCATAAGTATTTGATACATTAATACCAAAATTATTGTTTAAACTTTGATCTACTGTTGGTGAGCTTGCATTAGCCAAATCAGAAATTGTTTCATATTCTAATGCTAATTCTGCAATTGTTGCTGCTGCATATTTGCGTACTGTTTCAGTAGAACTTAGCCTTGTGTGAATTATTGGTTTATCAGAATCATTAGCTTCTTTTAAATCATACGATCCAGCATTTTCCAATATTCCGGTACGAACATTAAGTGATAATACATCGCCCGTGTTTGGATCGGCAAGATAATCTGTTGCGCCCATTTTATCAAGCAATGAAATTGAGCTAAATGTAAGTGGCACAACCGATGCTATTTCTGTTATATCAACCACATTAGATGCTGAATCAAAAATTACCTCGATAGCATTAAGATTAGCAACCGCAACATTTGATATTTGAACTTCGGCACCAAGATAAAATCCTGCTGGATGCACAAACTTTTTATATAACCCACCCCATGTTGATATAGAAATAGGAGCTTTAATAAGATGTGATAAAACTTGATATAAACCACCATCTTGTAATACTTTTAATGATTCAATTCCAATTTCTGATTCGTTCAAAATAAACAAATTAGTTTTAGGATATTCAATTTCTACATCAATTCCAAAGAAAGCTCGGAAAAAACCTTCTGCTGAATATAATGATCCTTTAACTCTAAAGAATCTAGCAAAATTTCTAATCACTTCACGAGGATTTTGAAATAATGTATGCGATACACCCATACCTATTTCATAAAATAAGTTATCAATATTTGCAAGACTAGCTGCTTCTATATCTCTAATAGTATATAGATCATCTATCAAATCACCAAAATTTTCAGCACTATCTAAAAAATCATAGTAAGTTTCTAAAAAAAGAATAAAATTTGGGTATTCTTCCGCAAAAAATTCTGGAAGAACCTCTTTTACTAAACTCTTTTTAAAACTAATCGGTAGACGATTAATATCTGATAATGTTTGCGATGGCATTAAATTCTACTTAAAATTTGATTTTTATCTATATTTGAAGAAACTGTAGTTAGAGTATTATCTATTTTCATAGTATAGTTTCTCATTGGTCGTATAGTATTTTGATCCGCAGGTATTACTATTAATTTTAAGTAATTAGTACCATCATATATTGTAGATGGATTGAATGAATATATTACGACTTTACCTGATATGGTATCAATAAATCCACAATTATCTACCAATACTTCACCATCAGTTGCTACTATTTGTAATGTTGAACTATTTAATTTATTTTGAAATCTAGCAAATTTTGCGGATTCTTGTATTTTAAATTCTGTTGAAATAATAGAATAATAATCATCATCTGGAAGTGCAACTGCAAATGGAAAATATATTTCGTAATTTGCTTTGATATTTATATTGGGCACAAATCTTAATTGATTTTTAATGCGAATAGCTGTTGATAAAATAGCCGGACTTAAATTATCTATTTCAGTTAATAATGTAGATTTTCTAAAAGTTTTTTTAAACCCATTTAATTTTTCATTAAAATGTGAATTAATTTGGCTCAATACATTATTATTTATTGCTGCTGCTGTTGCCGCAGTTTTTTCTGGATTAAATTGAATATCACATTCTATATTAAAATATAATTCTTGGGGATCAACAAATTCTGTTGTAATTGACATCACTGATAAATTCTTTGCAAAATTTTCGGTAATAGAATTTTTTAATGAAATTTTGGTATTCTCGGATGTATTATCTTCAAAATCTATTGACACAAAAACTTTACCATAGTCTATTGGAAAATTATCTTGACCACCCCATGCAGATACATCATCAATCTGAGAAAAATTTGTACGAATTAATGCTTCATAGTCAGAAGCAGTAACAAGTCTCTGCTGAGTTGCAAATGCAATTGGAGCATTTTGTCGTATTGATTCTATGGATTGCTTTTCTCCACCGGAGTGTGATCTAGAACTTAATACTAACGCAAGTGGATAATCAACACCATCAATATTAATCTCATTTGCGGTTGTAAATGTTTTTAATCCATTTGCAACTGCTCCATTTGGCACCATATATGTAATAACTATTTTAGATCCGGCTTCAGGCCTTTTACCAAAGGTAATACCATCCCCAAAATTAATTTCAAAATAGCCATTCGGAGTTTCACGAAGAGTATAATATGTTGATGTAGAATTTACTGTTATTGCTTTATATAGCGGAGTATATGTAGTATATTCTGCGCTTGTTGGCGAGTCAAATACTTTGACTACTGCCGTTGTTGTATCTAAATTTGCTTCAGGAATTACATAAACCTGATTTTCTGCAACTTCGCCCACATAAAATGTTTTGCTATATTCTATTCCTTCAACTGCTTTAACAATCAAAGTTCCTTTTGAATCCGCAAAAGTAAATGTGCCACTTCCATCATCTATTGCGGTATATTTTTCCAAAGTTTTAAATGTGTATGTTATATTGTCTGATACCGCGGTAAAGGTAGTACCAATTGGTAAAGTTATACTTGCAGGCCTAGGGTTTAATCCACCCAAATTCACTGAAACTACTAATTCACAAATTGATGCTGTTTTTGATCTAACATTTACACCCAAAGATTCGGCATGAGAAATAACAGACGCTCTTAGTTGGGCAGAAGATAAAAATGATTCATTTGTAGCAAGGTTCGCAATAAGCCCATTGTAATGAGTATTATATGCTAACACATCTAATATATTAGATAGTCCAGCTGCATCAAAATTGTAGTCAGCAAATTCAGGTTTTTGGGCAAAATATGTTTTTAGATTATTGCGTATATTTACAAAATCTAAAGATGTTGACGAAATATTTGTTGCCATTATCTTAGCCTCGATATAGTTGTTTCTACAATTTCAATTTGTTGAGTATTTTTTACCATAAACTCTACTCGTACTCTAACAGTATTTGGGGCAGCCCTGACCATGACATCAAGCAATTCCGCCCGGGGTTCAAAATTTTTAATTGCATCTACCACATATTGATTAATATCATCTTCTAAATCGTCGTCATCTAATTCAAATAATAGGTCTACTAAATTTGCTCCAAAATAATAATTAAACGGACGATCGCCACGATTAGTCATCAATAAATTTTTTATTGATTGCTTCACTGCTGCAGCATCTATTTTTTTATAAACATCCCCACTATTGGGTTTTGCAGAAAATGTTAAATCTAAATCGCTATTAGGTTTATCTACAGCAACAATAATAGAAGGCGTAGATAAACTTGCATCTTCAGTAGATAATATTTTGGTGGCTGCCATTTGTCTTAAAACCCTTTTCTTTTATTTATAGCTATTATCCAACTGATATTGGAATATTTCCATTTCTAGCTATGTTAAAATTGCCGCCTTCATTTTTTGCAGCACTAAAATGCATAGGATCTTTTTTACTATTCCAATCACCGCCCCAACCTAAACCATGTTTTGCAGCAAGTTCTCTAATATTATTAGGCATATCTGTAACCATCCCATTGCCAAATGAAACACCATACTGAACATAATTTTGGGCTGGGTTAATATCAATTGCTGCTCCGTGCGCATGCCAGCTTTTTTTACTTGAATTGGCGATATTTCTATTGCTATAACCATGCAATACTTTAAACTCATAACCAGCTGCTTCTAAATCATTAATTAATCCTTGGAAGTTTGGAACAAATACTTTAGCAATAGATGTTGATAACCCATTCTTTGTTGTAATTTTGCCGAGTGGTCCATTATAAGAATTATCTGCTTGTGTATTTGAATTATTTACCGGCACATTTGGATCAGCTGGGTCATATGACATATCTACTACGCCAACATTTGGGTTAGTGCTAAACTCATTAGTTTGATCAAATTCATCTGATGTTAATAGTATTAAATCGCTCGAGCTCTGTAATATGTCATTGTAATAAGTAGCAACATTCATTTTATAGGTATTAGTATATGATGAATTAATTTCTGGAGTGATCACCGCAATCTGCATATTCATTATACCGCTAGGATCGTAATCATCATATCTTAATTCAAGGGAATCAAAATAGCAAAAATCTTTTATAGCTTCAGCCATTTCAAAAGTTTTTTCATAATTTATTTTACCGGCGGTATCATATACTTCATAAGCAATGGCCCGACCTTCTGTTGATAAATCAATAAATCCATTAGGTGTTAATTTTTCGGATTGAACTGGAATATAAACCCCTTCCGCAACAACAAAATTAATATCATTTAATTTTTTTAATGTTTTAAATGTATTAAATATTTTAGTATGGGGCACAAGATTCTGCGCAATTCTTATTCGTTTTCCCATATCATCAATTTTCTCAATTGATTTTCTATCTCCTAATGACCCCATAAATTTAGAAATAGGAATATTTGTATCTAATTCGGTTTTCTGGGTTATTTCTTTAAAATTTGTAGGATTGAATTCTGGGCTAGGCGCAATGTTTACGGTTCTTGCCACTGCTTTTTCCCGCGGTTGAACTCGACTATATGGGTCAGACATTCCATTAATAGGTTCTGATTCAATTCTTGGTATTGAAACGCTAGTTTGACTCGTACTTCCACTTGGGCTAGTCAATCTAGCAAATTGTGGCGACAAAACACCAAATTCAAATTGTTCTTTTAAAAATTCATTATTAGCTTTATTTAATGGATCCTTTAATTTAGCTCTTACTTCAGAAGTTGTTAAAATTCTATCTGTTACTCCACCAGTAGGTGCAGTTTTTTCAATTGAATTTTTTAATTCTTCTGTGGGGTCAATGCTGATTTTTTTATATCCAAGCGATGAATTTTCAACATATTGCTCCATATTAGTAGCTGTCGGTTTTGCTGATTGTGCATTGTTTCGTTGTACATTATTAATTCTAACCGATGCACCGCCGCCGCCTAAACCGGCCGATACATTTGCACTCACGGCTCTTAAAGCATCACCAGACAAGTCTCCAAAGAAAGTATCCGCAAACATTGCTTTAGCAGAAACTGTTTCGGCATGAACTGTTTTTTCTGTATAGGAATTAAAATTATACATGTAAATGCCTTGGCCACCAATAGTTCCGGTGCTGCCAATAACAGACATGTCCTGCGCCGCAATATTCATATTTGGTGCAGTTTGAATAAATTCATTTGCGGCAGTAATATACAAATTATCACCAGCATGTACTTCTATTTTATCCTCCGATCTTAAAGTATATTTACCCTTTACCGAATCAATAACTGTACCAAGTGTTGTTGAAACATAATTTCCAATATTAGTAATGTTTTTACTTTTTTGAACGATCTCTTGCCAATGTCCAACAATTTTTTTACGATAATCGCCTAAAACATTAATCATCCAGCTTCCACCAACTCTTAAATAAAAGTCGCCGCCAACATCCATATCTAAATCGCCGGAAACATTTAAGCTAAGGTTTCCATAATAAGTTAAATGACCATCACCTTCAACAGCCATATAATAATTATCATCTACTATTTCAACTCTATTGCCTTTAGAATTTATTAAAATTGTGCCATCTGGTTTAATATCAATACCGGCACCAATTGTATGTTTTAGCAATATTCTTTCATTGGCTAATGTGTCATTAAATTCAAAAACATGTCCTGCTGGTGTTTCATGAACATCATTTAAAGGATATTGGGCAGACAGCGGCGCATTTAGATCTAAATCTACAAATGGAATTCCATTTGATATATCTAATTTATGGAATTTAGCATTTCTTGCAGCCAAATTAACAGAACTTTGATGCCAATATTCTGGTTTAGGGTATGTACCTGAACCTTCTACAAACCCATTAGAGTTTGACATTATTTGGCTTTCGCTTATAATTGCTTCTTCTTTTTCAAAATTTGTTGTCATGATATATCTCCCAAAATTTGAGCTGTTGTAGGAGCACCTTTTGTTGGATCGAATTTATTTTTTCTTTTAAACATTGAAGGCAACCATTCTTCTGGCCAATCGGGATCTTGTTGAGTGCTTGGTTTCATATCCATATGTCCATAAATTTCTCCGGCATCCCATACACTATAAAAGCATTCAGCAATTAATTTAAAAGTTTTTGCTTGAGCATCACTATACCACCGTCCGCCGTATGGATAGCCCTGCGTACTAAATTTTTCGCCTAATTCGCTTTGCCAATATTCTCGAGTAAGTCCTATGCCCCCGACGCCAGCAACGCCTATTGTTCGCTGATCCATATCTTTCACATGATTACCTACTATATTTACTGGTCGACCCCTTTGAATTCTACCATCAGATAAAATAATATAATGATATCCAATACCAGAATAATTATATGGCGGGTCCATATGCATATCATGTATATGTTGGGCAGTAATCACTGAATCATTTTTAAAATGACCTGTCCAATGATTTACCAATGCTGTAATTTCACGATTTTCTTTTGCAAAATTAAAATCTGCTATAAGTTCTTCTTTACCAGCAACAATAGGAAATCTATATGGCATATTGGCAGACTTAGTACTGGTTTGATATCCAGCAAATTTTTGCGAGGTGGTAATCGGTGCTGTACTTATTGCTGGATTCGGAATTGAATTGCCATTTGTAGTATTAGCAGTAATACTAGTATCTATTCCAGCAACAGCTTCTTCAATTTCTTTAATTTTTGCGTCACTGCGTTCATTTAATGGTAATGCTTCTATAATTTTATTAATAGCCGTATTCTTATCGCCATTTATAACTAGCGGAATAATTTTAGATTTTACTTCATCATTTAAGTTTAAAAAAGATATAGCATTTTCAATTTCATTATTTTTTGATGATGAATAAGTTGCTAAGAATCCAGCACTTTCTGTTAAATTTTTATAATTGTTATTAACTGATCCTAAAATAGAATTAAGTATGGCTAAGCGAGACTGAGTTAACGCATTAGTAGCACCGGGCATAGCAGCATTATAATTAGAAGTAATAAATGTTTCGCTTGCTTGTGCATTTGTTTCAATTGGAATAAACGGAGAAATTATATTAAACGGTACCTTTGTATTTGTTACTTGACTTAGTGCATTAGCCATTGCAAAGGGTTTACCTAAAGTAAGAATGAAATTATTTTCGCCATCTCCTACCAGGGAAGATGAGGTCATTTTAGTAATATCTTGTTTTTCACTTGTTGCACTTCTTAATATATTTTCATAGCCAGGTACAGCTGGTGTAAATTCTACAACTTTTGCATCCGGTATACTTATATTTTTTGATTTAATTTCTGGTAAGGATTGAGTATTGTTTAAGATACCGTTTACCACTAATCCTATTTCATTAAAAACTTCGTCTTCTAAATTTTTTAATCCATAAACACCCTTTGCTACATTAATAATAGGGGTATCGCCTGGAAATCTTGCTGCCAAATTTCCAAGTAATTGTGAAATAGTACTCATTATCCGTAACTCCTCAATGTCTCTTCAGCAAAATTAATTCTTTTTTGCAATGATGGCGAGGTATACACTCCATTAACTATTTTATTTGCAGGTCTCTCATAATATCTCGAGACAGTATATGCCGCTTCTTTTGCCGTTTTAGCATTTAACAGACGATTATTTGCGCTTCTTTCTTTTCCCTGCAATTCATGCAAAGTAAATGCTAATTGCGTATTAAGGGCTCTATGATCACTACCTTTTTGTCGAGCAAATTCTTTTAAGTCCGTAAGTCTTCCTGCTCGCCATTGAGCCAATCCTTCGGCCGGCATCCCTACATCATTAGGATTATATGCTTTAGGATTTAAAGCCGATTCTGCATAAAAGTTACCAACTATGCCGGCAGACTGTGCTGGTGAATAACCGGCGTTAACAAAGTAATTAAATATTTTTTCTGAATTATTATTACCAACTAAATTCTCATCTATTTCGGTATCTGATTGTGTTGTTTGGTTGCCAAGTAGAGATGGTGAACTAGCTGGTGAGCTAATCGGAGAACTTGTTTGGGTTTGAGCCGGCAATGCTGCTTCAGCAGCTGCTTGTATTTCGGAAGGAGACTCTATTGTTAGCACCGGCCCCAATATAAGAGGAATTTGCGATGCTTCTCCATCTAAAAAGAAACCAAATACTTGAGCGCCGGGCAGCATTCTTGGCATATCGCCTAAACCAGAAATACCGCTTGAGTTTGCTGGCATTACACACTGTGCCCATGGCAGATACTCATTCGGAACTTTAGCCGAATTATTAGTATGCAATCCATGAATTCTAACTTTAAATCGGCCAATTTCAAGAGGATCATCGTTATCGACAATTTTCCCAAAAAACCAATTTGCACTTGCTCCACCAAGCTGATCAGATATAGTTTTCAAAATTCCACCGTTTGACTTAGAATGTTTCCGTAAGTGCTTAATTTGCCTAATGTATGATTGACTCTGTACTCTTCATCTGAAAAAGTATGCCGTGTAGCGTATATTAAATATTCGCCGGATCGCTTAGTATCAAAAAGCTGATAATTTTTATTAATATATTCTCTATCATCATTATTTCGCAAAAATTTAATAACAATTTTATTCCCAATTGTTAAATTCGCGCCTTTTCGTAAAAAATGTAAACCAGCAATGGTTACTGACATTTGAGGTTTTAAAATCCATTCTCTTAAAGCTTTTCCTATTACTTTTAATTTATGCATTGTTGGGTTAGGCTCTTCATAATAATTTACCCGAAACGGTGAATTTTTTTCAAAATGCATTTGAGACGGCGCAAGTTGAAAAAAATCCGTAGCTGCATGATCACTAATAATTTTATTATTAATTTTTGTTTCATTATCTAATAAAAAAGTTGACTCTGCCTCGGGTAAAATATTTCGAGAAAGTAAATCTTGGTATTTTTCTTTCATTTTAAAATCTATAGGAGTATTTTTTCCGGTAAGTGGATCATAAAAATCCCATTGAGAATTAACTAACCCCTTAATTGCAAAATACAAATGATTTTCACTATTCAAGGTTTCATAACTTGTAATCGCCCTCCCCTGCTCAAAAATATCTTTATTTTGAGTAGCGTCAGTAATCATTGCCTGAGAATACCAATATTCATTCCCAGGGCCTGCATTTTGCGCGGGGGTATTTAATAAATTTTCCAAATCAACAAATCGTATAATATCATCGGCAAGACTCGACCACATATAAAAGGGAGAACCCGTTTCAGTATTACATCTATCTTTTATCCAATTACAAACTTTTAATGCCGGTGTTCCGGGCGCAACAATTTTCATTTTTTCTGCAATAAACGGCTCAGCATTTTTGCCAATTTTTATTTCTCGATTAAGCTCATTATTCATTATTTTTTCAATAATTTTAAATGGTTCATCTTCATAACCACCGTCAATACTATTTATGGACGACAAATATGCATGCTCTTCAACCAAATGTATTGCATGTAGCTCGGTTTCATCATTCGATTTTTTTGAAAGAGTAATTTCACTGATTCTAAACACTTTTGTAATTGCATTTGCGTTTGCATTTTCTGTTGTACTAACTGTAACTGTAACTCTTTCAGTACCAAGTAAATTCATTTCGCTACTAAGATTGCTATTATCCATAAACAATAATGAAGCGGTTAAATATGGCTTATCAATATGTTCAAAAATATCCAATTGCAACGTCATATATGTAATGTCCCAAGCTTCTATTGAGGCCACAACACCAGTATCAAATCTTTCAGATTGAATTTCTATTTTTTTAAAATAATAATCATGTGGATTTTTTGCCGACATATTAACGGCCCGCCATCGAAGTTTTAAATATAGAATCTACAAATTGAATAGTATCTGGTTTAATCACTTTAATTATTTTTAATTTTTCATTTTCTGTATTAAGACGGTCAAAATGTGTTATTTCTGTTAACAATGCACCTGGGCCGATTGCTGGATCTATATCCACTGTACTATTATTATATTCATAATGATGCGCACTTAAATGTTCTCTTGCAAATGAATCCATTGCAATAGATTGCGTAATACCATTATAAACATATGACAACAATTCTCCTTGAGAAAATGCTTTTTCACCGCCAATAACAAGCTGATTCAAATCTAAATTTCTTTTTATAATTTGCCCAGAAACTCCGGACGTCATACCTCGAATTGTTGTTCCAACGGTTAATTGCTCATTCATTCCAGCTATTAATACATCTCGTATTACTACCGTTGTATTTGGATATATATCTTTAGCTTTTTTTAAAAGCTCTGCATTAGTAAGCGGCCAACCTTGTCGTCTTAAATGATCATTAAGCAAAAAAAACGTCCAATAAAAATTATCATTATTATATAATTTTTGTGAAACATTATCTGGTCTATCACCTTCTAAAATAGTATATTTTATATATGAACCCGCTGCATCTTTTAATTTATCAACCACATCAGTATATGCAGACAAATTTTGTATACTTGATGGAGTAATCTCATCACCAAAATAATATGGAACCCGCGGAAAAGTAGAAAAATATGACATTAGTAACCTCCCAAAATATCGTCTTTAGTGAGTGTGGCTTCTTCCATAAATGTCATAGAAATATCTACTTCCGAAAATTTGCCCCCGTCTAAAAAGGACATGCTGCTAGGATTATATGTTGCACTAAAGCTTTTTAAATGAGATTTTTTAATCTTAGTTGCTAAGCGGTTTTCGCTAGAGCCATATACCAACTTAATATCAAATTTATTTGGGAATCTATATGCGACAGGTAGTCCTGTCGATGCTTCTTTTATAGTCTCTGGATAAAGCTCTGTTCTAAAAAACTTTATAATATTTGTAATCGCATCGCTTTCATCTTGTGTTGTTGGTTGCAATTTAAAAATAAAGCTAAATTCCCGCATATTTACAGATCTAAAAATTGCTCTAGTATTTGGATTTGGAGTAGTTTGTAATGCTGATGTAACAGCGCCAGCAACTCCTTCACTTAAAAATTTGGTAGAGTACCGGGCAATTAACGCCCTCGCCATATCTTGAGAAGCATTACCACTGATAGCAGTAAGCATATCACTTGCTTCTTGTTTACCAGCATCAAATAATGCCGCCAAAGTACTGGCCCCACCCACTGCTCCTAACGCTTTATTGATTCCAGCGCCAAATGCCATAAGATCAACTGGACCAATATCTACTCCATCATTAATTTGTAAAGAAGGTGGCATATATAATACTACCTTTTTTCCAACATTGATACTTTGATTTCCATTTGTATTTTGTGACACAGCACTACCGGATTCTTGCGAACCACCAATTCCAAGTTGTGTTATATCTACTTGCCCATCTAAGTTTCGGCCGCGCGGATCGCCATTGCTTACGCTAGGTGGATTAGTTACTGAGACTGAAAAAATAATCTTTGCTTTATACTTATCCGTGCGCTCTAGAGGAAACTGTAATTTTTGAGATTCGGCCATTTAATTATCCAATAAATAGAGGTAGAGTCAATGAAAACATCTTACTAGTATTTATTTATATAAAAATGAAAAAAACATATTCGGGCAAATTTGTTCCAAAAAATCCTAATAAATATGGCGGTGATTATACTGCTATAGTGTATCGGTCCTTATGGGAGCGCCATTGCTTCAAATGGTGCGATCAAAATAGTAATGTCAAATCTTGGAGCTCAGAAGAAGTTGTAGTGCCATATTTTTATGATGTTGATAAAAAATATCATAGATATTATGTTGATTTAAAAATAACCTTTGTGGACAACAAAACTTTATTAGTAGAAATTAAACCAGAAAAAGAAACCCACCCACCAAAAAATCCTGGACGTAAAACTAAACAATATTTGCAAGAGGGGCTAACCTATGTTAAGAATGTTAACAAATGGAAAGCTGCAAATAATTATGCTAAAGATAGGGGTTGGAATTTTGTTATTTGGACAGAAAATACATTAAATGAAATGGGTATTATGCCTAAAATGAAACCACTAAAACCTTTGAAGCCTATGACAAAAAAGAAAAAAAAGCTATAATTCTTAAGCAAAATTTTCAAAATAAATTTAAAATATTATTATAAATAGTATTATGACAGATATATTTAATAAATTAGAGTTAGAAGCATTCAAAGCCGGGATAACTCCACGAACAAAAGAATCAATTGCGTGGTTTCGCAAAAAAGCGCAGAGCATGCGTAATATAAATCGTTCTGCTCTTTTGAAAGATGAAACCCTCGAATTAGGTAATAAACCTATTGTGGGTAATATGTTTATGTTCTTTTATGATCCTAAAACAAAAGATACTCTTCCATATTATGATTCTTTCCCTTTAACTATTATTGTAGGAAAAGCTCCGGGCGGATTTACTGGGTTAAATTTACATTATCTTCCACCTGTACTTAGAGCCAAAATGCTTGATGGATTAGTAGAAATTACAAATAATTCAAAATATGACGAAACTACTAAATTTAAAGTAAAGTATGATATGCTGCAAAAAGCAACTTCTTTAAAATATTTTAAGCCATGCTTTAAAAGATATTTAACAGCACATACTCGTAGCCGCTTTGCTTATGTGCCACCACCCGAATGGGAAATTGCCACCTTTTTACCGACCGCGGATTTCCAAAAAGCAAGCAAATCTACTGTCTATGCGGAATCACGAAAGGCTATAAGCTAATGACTTTTAGAATAGATGATTTTTTATCTACTATTGGTGGCAGGGGCGGTTTAGCCATGCCCAATCTTTATTCAATTGAACTTCCGGCAATAGCTGGTTCCAATTTAACACTTAATGAAAAAAATATTACGTGTAAGGCTATGAATCTTCCGGGTAGACAAATTGCTACTGCTGAACGATATATTGGTCCTAAAGCAGAAAAAGTTCCATACACATTTATGCAAGATGATATATCTTTATCGTTTAATATTACAAATGATTATGCAATACGAAAATATTTTGATCTTTGGATGAATTTAATTGTTAACCAAACGACCTACGAAATATCATATAAAACAAATTATCAAAAAGATGTTATTTTACGCGCACAACAAAAAACCGAATCTAATGGAATGATAAGCCCTTATAGTGTGCGATTAGAAGGCGCATATCCTACAACAATGAATGCTAATGAATTTAATAATGAAACGACTAACGGACTAGTAGAATTAAATGTCCAATTGTCTTACTATAACTGGAGCCCCTTATAATGGCATTGCCTAAACTGAATGATATCCCAAAATATGAATTAACAATTCCGTCAACTAACCAAACAGTTAAATTTAGACCATATCTTGTAAAAGAAGAAAAAGTTCTAATGTTGGCGTTTGAATCCCAAGATCAAAATGCGGCGTTGAATGCTGTTGTTGATACGTTACGTGCATGCATACAAGAAGATCTTGATATAGATAAATTAAAATTATTTGATATTGAATATATTTTTACAAAAATTAGAGCCAAATCTGTTGGAGAATCAGTAGATATTATTGTAACATGCGTCGAATGCGAACACCAAAATGAAGTAAACATGACTATTGACGATGTAAATGTAACTATACCAGAAATATCAAATAAAATTAATATTACCAAAGATATTTGTGTTGAATTGCAATGGCCAACGTATATTAAAACAATTGAAAATTCTTTACTTATGACAACCGAATCCGAAACTATTCAGACAATTGAATTAATGGCGGACTGTTTAGTCTCACTTGAAACGGAAGAAGAAAAAATATTATTTAAAGATGAGACTAGAGAAGAAATTATTAACTTTTTAGGATCTATGACTAGCACACAATTCGATCTTATAAAATCTTATATTGAAAAAATGCCGGTTTTAGAAAAAAGGCATACCCATACATGTGAAAATTGTAAACATACTAGTGAAATACTTATCCGGAATCTTACCGATTTTTTTTAATATGGTCGAGTAATGATTCATTATATAATCATTATAAGACCAACTTTGGGTTAATGCAACATCATAATTATTCTCTACATGAGTTGGAGAATATGATGCCCTGGGAACGAGAAATTTATGTGGCTTTATTAATACAACACTTAGAAGAACAAGCAGAGAAAATTAAGAGGAAAATGTAATGGCTACGTTAGCAAATATTAATGCCCGGCTCTCAGCTGAGAATGGAGACTTGCAAATAGATCTTGCAAGCCTGGCCGAAAGCATTTCCATACTAGCCGCAAATACTTCACAAACTAATAATAGTATTTCATCAAATCAATCTCTTTATTCTTTAACATCACAATTTGATTTATTCATAGATAAACAAGAAGAACTTATTAAAGCTGTCACTCTTTCGAACGCACTTCTTACGGATATAAAAAAGAGTGGTATATCTGGCAAGATGTCTTTTGGTAACCGTATTAAAGAACAATTTGCAAATAACCCAATAACCAGAGGTGCTGCAGTAACTGCTAATATTTTAGGAGCTCCTCGTCGCGCATTGGGCGGCATTATTAATAGCGCTAAAAATATAGCAACTATTCCAGGTCAAATGCTAGGCGGTGGTCTTGATAAAGCTAAGACAGCAATAAAAGGTGCATTAAAAATGCCATTTACTGCTGTTGGCAATGCATTCCAATCAAAAAGTGTAAAAACTCTTGTTCTGTTAACAGAAAATAATATAGACATTCAAAAAGATATATTAAATGAATTAGTTACTTTAAATAAAACTATTGCCGATTATATTAAGGCCAAAAAACTAAAGAATTTAGACAATCTCGAAGATCAGCGCGAAGCTAAAAAAATAGTCAATCGCGGTTTATTTGCTTCTGCCCTTGGTAATAATCAAAATAATGAAGACGATAAAGACGAAAATGCTGGCAAAAGCGGAGAGGGATTATTTAGGAAGCTAGGTGGTTGGCTATTAAAAGGGGCCGGCTTAGGGGTTGGCTTAGGTGCACTTAATAAAATTAGAAAAATGTTTAAAAAACCTACTGCACCAAAAGCAAAGATTGGGTCACCCCCAAAAGTAAGACCCACTAGTATTCCAAATGTACCTAAATCAGCATCTACTGCACCAAAATTATCACCACCAGCTATACCGCCTAATTCATCCACTGCGCCTAATTCATCCACTGCGCCTAATTCATCCACTGCGCCTAAATCAGCGCCTACTGCACCGAAATCAGCACCTACAGCGCCTACTGCACCGAAATCAGCACCTACAGCGCCTACTGCACCGAAATTATCACCACCAGCGCCTACTGCACCGAAATTATCACCACCAGCTATACCGGCTAATTCATCTACTGCGCCTAAATCAGCGCCTACTGCGCCTACTGCGCCTAAATCAAACCCGCCAGCTAATTTAAATGTAAAACCTACGCCTAAAGCGGCTTTAAATAAAGCAATAAGACAACAATTAATTAAAGAAGCGACTGAAAAAGCTGCAGCAACTGCCGCTCAAATAAATGCCGGAAAAACTGCAAAAGCATCTCTAGCAGCGGCTGAAAAAGCCGCATCAAAAGCCGCATCAAAAATAGCCGCAAAACAAGTGGCAAAAGCAGCTGCAAAGTCCGCCGCTAAAAAATTGCCATTTGGCCTTGGCCTTATACCTGCTTTAGCTTTTGCAGTAAGTGAAGTTATGCAAGGAGATTTCACAGGCGCCGCAATGGAAATTGCATCTGGCACAGCGGCAATTTTGCCGGGACCAGGAACAGCTGCATCAGTCGGTATTGATGCGGCTATTTTAGCTAGGGATTTAAATAGCACAGACCCAAATGTTGAAAAAAATGAAAAAATAGAAAAGGCCAAAAAAGATTCGGTTCAAACCAAATTAAATGAATTTGATGCCGACCAGGCTAAAAAGAAAACATTGTTAATACACGAAGCTTCTAAAGATGTTGCTAAAAGAGCTGACTATGAAAAGGCCGGCATTGCCGCAAAAGAATTAGTAAAAAAAGTAACTATAACTAAACCTGTGATATCTTCTAATGAAATAATTATAAATGTAGCCCAGCAAAAAATATCGGCAAATCTTTCAAATGATCAAACCAATTTATCACAAAGGT